GAGTTTGTTCCTATTCAAGATTTCAGTAAGCCGTGGACGGATGAAGAATTATATAACAAATATGGCATCAGTCGGGAAGAGATTGAACACATAGAAGACATGGTGGGAAATAAAAAATAAATAAATTTATTAAAAAGTTTGCATAATTAAAAAATTTGTTTTATATTTGCAGCACTAAACAAAACACATAGGATGGAAATGGAAGTAAGAATATTGCTGGAGAAAATTTTGGATACTACTTTTAGAGCTACTTATGTAGATAACAGAGGCACTATACATGGAATACTAATGGTGGAGACTCCATCTTATGACATTGCTTATATAATTTCTGCATTAGATTTGGCAACAAAGATGTGTAAGAAGGAATTAGAAAAAGTAACAATCTATATTACCAATAGAATTGCATATAATGCACTTACAGGTAGAAAAAATATAGAAAAAGGATTTCTTAGAGAATGGTATAGACCTGTTCTCAAAGAAATAGAAGAAATTAAAAATTGTGAAGTTGTAAAATTTGTACATATTAATTCGTGATTTTTGTTGTTAATTAATTAGATTTTTGCCTCCTTCTTTTTGGAGGGGGCTTTTATTTTTGAAAGCAATTTATCAGTTAATAAAGAAATTTAGATTGAAGCTTCAAGCAGGCTACGATTGAACAATTTCATCTTTTGGTTTATAATGAGCACCTTTAGGGGTGCTTTTTCTTTTTAATTAAATTATCAACACTTTTTAGTAATAAATCATATATGCTTATTTTTGTGCATATTAAGTAAATTTAAAATACAAACATGGTAAACACAGAATCATCAGGAGTATTAGGACAGGACTACCATTGGTTTAAGAACTATGGCCGTAGTGGTAGTAATGTAGGAAAATCTGTATTACCACCGCAAGCAATTCCTAGGAGCAAAAAAACAAAGGAATGGGAAAAAGCCTGTATGGATAATTTAGAGAAAGAAGGTCTCGCTCAATATATGGAGAATCTTCCTTTGGCTGACTATTACAAAATGATGTCGGGGGATATGATTTACATGGATGTAGATGATAATGATAAAGATGTTATCTTAGACTATATTGGAGAGAGTAAGAAAGCGTTAGACCTACCTGATACTTATAAACATTGGGACTTAATGAGTCCTGTAGTACAGCAGATAGTAGGGGGCTGGTCAATAAGGGGAGACAAGTTTAGATTTGACACCACTGACGAATATTCTACAAATGATTATATTAGAGAAAAGAGCTTCAGGTTATCTAAGTTTGCAGAGGCCATGTTTAAGGCTCAATTAAACAAGTTATCTGTATTGTATGGAATTAACCCAACGCAACAATTCAACAGCGAGGAGGAATATCAGCAACACCAGCAACAACTGCAGAAGATTATTAAGGATTATTTCCCTGCGAACATAGAGCAGGATATGAATAAGAATTGGAAAACTCAGGCAGCACAGTGGGGTGAGAAAACTTGGAAAAGGGACTATGAGAGATTTGGAATAAGTAACTTAGAATATATTGAGGGAGTAGATATACTATGTACAGGTAAATGTTTTAGACATTTTAGAATAGGAAAGGATTATTACTTCCCAGAGAATTGGAGGCCGATAGAAGTATTTCACTCCAAGGAGAGTGGAGTAAATAGGGCAGAAGACTGTGAATACATAGGTAGAATTGTATTTTACACTATTTCTGAACTTATTAATACTTATGGGCACATTTTAAGTGAAAATCAAAGGAATGCTGTATATAAGAGTTTCTTTGGACCTGAATATGCTGATTACTTGTATCCAGAATCTGGAGTTAGTGATGTAGGGGCAGTGAATGTTTTAGGTACAAGTATGTTCGGCAGGGTTGATGTTCCGTTTGAGGGGTATTTTGATCATAAGCTAGCATTACAGACTGAGAAGATTACAGGTGTTCCTTTATCAATCAGGACAGACCTTGCCACAGGTGAGAAGAGACCTACATTCTCAATGCCACTAAACAGCGAGGATGGACTGCTTAACTATGGAACAAGGCTTGCACAAAATCTTAGAACAGATTTTAAAATAAGAACTGATACTATTAGAGTAACAGAAGCATATTGGAAAGGATTTAAAAAGATAGGAATTATTTCATATAGAGAAAAATCTGGATACTTAACTACAGTAGAAGTGGATGAGGATTTACTTCCAGAAGTTAAGAAAGAATATGGAATTAAAAACCTTAAAAAAGTTTCTTTCAATGACTATGATAAATTATCAGAAAGTGAAAAAGAAAATACGATCATATGGATAGATGTTCCTATGGTGTATAAGGGGATAAAAATACAATGTTCAGGTATAGATAATCCTGAAGATATTTATCATGTAGAAGAATTACCTTTCCAAATTAAGGGGGAAAAAGGAAACATATTTGATATAAAATTACCTGTAAGTGGACATATAGGAAATTCTTATTGTAAGAAAATCAGAAATTATCAGGTATTATATAACTATCTTATGAATCAATTCCAAAGTTACATGTATAAGGAAATTGGAGGATTCATGGTATTAGATGTAGCGTCTTTACCTACCGAGCATTTTGACTTAGGGCAGGATGAAGACAAGTTATTGAATCTTAGAAACCTTATTAACCTGACAGGGTTCATGCCTACTGACTTGAGTAGAAATAATCTTAATCAGAATGGTGGGGGATTGGTATTTAATCCAATGTCTTATCAAAATATGACATTTACTGATCAAATGAATAGAAATATTCAACTTAGTGATAGGATTAAGTGGATGGCATATGAACAGTTAGGATTGACACCCCAGAATATGGGGGCACCTAGTCAGTATATGACTGCTGAAGGTATACAGGTTGGACAGCAGGCAATGTATGCACAAACATACAATATTGACCAAGTCCTTCTTAGAAACAAGCAGGCTGGCATAATATTGCATATGGCAGTGGCACAGTACTGTCAGCTAAATGGAAAAGATGTAGATTATTTATTCGTATCAGATGACAATGAATTACAGTTCTTGAAGTCTATTAAAGAAGATGAGTATTTTGCTTTAAGACAAATAGGAGTAAGACCTATCTATGATTCTAAACGAATGAGAGAATTTGAACAAGTGAAAGCACAATTACTTTCTAATAATACTATGGGTAATGATGTACTTTCAATGGCTAAATTGGCTCTTTCTGATGACTTCATGGAGCTTGTGGAGGCAGGTACTAAGATGAGAGAATATAATGATAAGATTAGACAAGAACAGTATCAGCATGAGAATGAGATGCAGCAGCGTCAATTAGAGTTCCAACAAAAAGTTCATGATGATAAGATGGCGGTAGACCATGAGAAAAACAAATCAAGGGTTGAGGCGGCATCACTTCAAGCTATGGGTAGAGTTGGAGATAATCTAAATGATGGTACAGGTTTAGATGAAATTAAGATGACTACTGATGCTTATCTTAGAAATAAGGAAATAGAGTATAAAGACGATCTTAATAGGCAGAAGCTGGAAAATAATCTTAAGGAGGCCATGGCTAAAGTAGACCAGAGAGCAGAAGAGATTCTTCTTAAAAAGAAAGAGTTGGATATTAAAAGTAAGGCTCTTGATGTAAGAAGAGAAGAAGCTAATAAAAAGAATTTTGATAGTATAATTAATAAAAATTAAAATAAACAAAGCAAACAATGGAGAACATTAATCATAGAGACTACATTTACGACAACGGAGTTAAAGTACAAATCGAGGGAAACTTTCTTTTAGAATTAGTAGCGATTGTAGATTCACTAATTAAAAAGGAAGTGAGATCAGAGTCTAAATTTAAGTTTAGTTATGTGGACGAGAACGGCAAGGTAGTTAAGAATGCAAAACCTGCTGATGTTGAGAGTGGAAAAGTTAAGAAGGTTTTTGATTTTGAAAAAACTATTCAAGAGCCTGTATTAGAGCATAGTATCACTCAAGATGGGATTATGTATGCTCAGCTTAAACACTATTTGGAGGGGCTACATATGGAGAATATTAAGGCAGGATTGGCAAAGAAATTTGAATTGCCTCAACCACAATCTTAATTTTAGAATGTATTGATTTGCATATATTTAAACTAAACAATAATTTTGCATGAATAAGACAGAGAACGGAGATGTATCTGTAATGATTAGAGAATTACAAACAGATAATACTCAGACAGACAGTGCGTTATCGGATATTGATAATGTACTAAATATAATAGAAGGAGGTAATCAAGAGCCCAATCCTCAAGTAGGGGAGGGCGAGGTAACTCCTCCTACTCAAGAGCCAGAAGGCGTCCAAGACTCTAACTTGGAAGAGGAAGATAACGATGGTGAATCTACTATTCCTAATGAGCCTGTTAAGACAAATAAAAGATATGGTATAAAAGATGCCTTAAATAGTCTTGTAGAAAACGGTGAGTGGGAAGATGTAAGTATCAACTATGGGGATAAGACCTATGAAAGTATCTCAGAACTTTTAGAACATGAAAAGCCTACTAGAGAACTATTAGATAGTTTAACGGCAATGCAGGCTGACCTAAGAAGAGAGAAATTTGAAAATGGTTATGTTTCTGTAGAAAATATAGATTCAACTAGATTAAATCTTATTAACCTTATTAGGAGTGGGGCGGACTACTCAGAAATGCTTGAATATCATCAGCAGGAAGTAGAGCCAGCCTTAGCTATTGATATAAACAATAGTTCTCCAGAAGAGATAGAAAGGTTTGTAGCAGACTGTCTAGATAGGATAGATGGTTTCCCAACAAAATATATTCCAGCAGAGATTGCCGAGCTTAAAAAAGGCTTCAAGCTATTAGAGAAGGCGGAGGAGTTCAAAAATATGATTATTGATAATTATAATGAACAAGCCCAACTGAGAATACAAGAGGAGCAGGAGAATCAAGCAAGACTGCTTGAGGAATATAACAATAATGTAAAATCATTCGGGGAAACATTAAAAGCTAATCAATATTCAGATTCTTTCATTGAAAAGGCAACATCTTTAAGATATAGTATTGATGATGATGGAGAATATCATTATCAAAAACTTATTAGAGATAAATTCGATGAAGATCCTGATTTCCAAACAAGATTCATTCATTTCTTATTAGATGAGGATGATTTCATTAAAAAGGCTACTTCTAAAGCCAAATTAGAAAACACAAAAAGAATAATGACTCTTAACCATACCTTACCTACTAGAACAGGAGGTAAGGCTTCTAATGAACCTGTTATAAAGAATGCAGGCGATGATATATTTGATTCTATTAGAGCAGCTGGTGGTCATTTAAGTTAATAAAAATTCATTTAATTCAATATTTTAAAAAATAATTATATCAATGTTAGCACAAACAACTGGACTACCCAGCAAATATAATGGGTATGAAATTATCAGCATAGTCGAAGGTAACAAAGCATTATCTGGACTTAATGCTAGTACATTTCAAGGAATGATTGATAGGAATGAGTTACTTTATCAAGAAGACAATGCAAAGTACCATTTAGGATACCTTGGAACATGGGGTAATCATACTAAGGAGACTTTCCCAATGATTTCTAAATTGTTGGAAAAAGGATCCGAAATCTTGGTAGATGGTTTCTTTGGGTCATTTACTTTTGATAAAACTTACTACGATCCTAAGAGAGGAATGAGAACAGTGGCTTCTACAGTATCTACAGTAGGACCTTTCCCAGGTATTGACGAATCTACATTTGAGATTATCTTGTCTCAAGCCTGTTACCCAGGTGAGATTATTGGTACTGACCCTTATGGGGATGAAGACCAATTATATGTAGTAGAGAAATCAGTATCTACAGGAGAAGGTTGGAGTACAGTAGTAAAGCTTACTAATGGGTCTGCAAGTGCATACTATAACCCATCATTACTTGAAGCAAACATCAACTATTACAAAATTAACCATGTAGGAGTAGAATATACTACTAACTTTGCAGGTGTTGATGCTCCAACAGGAGCACCTTCTGGATCTTTCAGAGCTAGATTTAGACTTGGAGGTATCAGAGGTATTGAGGGATATGTAACAGGATTCGCTGATATTCAGAAAGAAGGATCTAAGTTCAATATTCCGATGGCTAAGAGTAACGAGTCTGATGCGGCTATTAAGCAAATGCAAAGAGAGTTTGGAGTAGGAGACAAGGCGAACATGGTTATCATGGGAGACAAAAATAATACTCAAACATTCAGAGCAACATCTATCATGGAGTACTTGGTAGAGAAGACCCTTATGAAGAGAACTGCTACATCACACTTGTGGCAAAAACCAGGTAGAATTGCTGGTGAAAACGGAGCAGTTACTTACCTAAACGAGGGTGTATGGCATCAGCTTAGAAGAGGAAAAATTATTTCTATTCCTAAGTATATGGGTATTACTAAGGCTCATATTGCAGAGGCAGTAGATTATGTATATAGAGGTACAAATATTCCTTGGGAAGAAAGACAGATTATATTTGAAGTAGGAAGTCTTGCTGAAGAAAATGTTCTTAGAATTTATCAAAGTGAGTTCCAGCAACAAATTCAAGTATTGGCTACTTCAGGAGCATTGGCTACACTATTTGGTGACAGTGGTATCTTGAATGATAGGCAGAAGAATGAATTTATGTCTGGACCAATCGATGAACTTAAAGTAGCTAAATTGCTTAAAGTTACATTTATTCCACTAATCGGAATTGGTAATGTTAAGATCAATGTAAACAAATCATTGGATTACTTGAGTGGTAACCCAACTGACTACAGAGGTCAATTCAAAAATGGATACGATTGGACTTCTCACTCAATGATTATCTGGGATGCATTAGACCCTAGATACTCTAACGAGAAACTTATCCAAGAAGGTAAGACTGTAATGGGAGAAACTAAGATTAAAGATAATCTTTACTTAGTAAGACCAGAAGAAGGGATGACTTTCAAAGGGCAAGAAAACGGTAGATGGGATAGAGGTAAAACTTCTAACATCTTGTCTTCTAGTAGAAGTATTGCTCAAGGATTCTGGGCATTTAACAGTTCTGCTAAGTGGGTACCTTATCCAGAAAGAGTAGTAATGATTGAATTATCTAAAGGAGCAAGACGCTCAGGAGGTTCAGCATTTAGTTTCTAAAATAAATTAAAATTAATATCACCTCTCTCTATGTAGAGATATGTAGGGGGGGGGTTTTTACAAAACAATTCAAACAATAATTAAGTAGCATGGCAAAGAAAAAAGGTAATGATCCAAATTATTTTGACCCTATTGTCATTAATGGATGTTTAATTGAACCTAACACGGTATATGAAATTGTGGCGAGAGAGCCTTATTCATGGTCACCAGCAGAGTATGTAGAGATGGGTTCATGTAAAGAGAGGCATCCTGATGTGGGGAATAGTGTCACATTATCACAACAAGATTCAGGGTTTTATGATATGAGCCCTATATTTAATACTGATTCTGAAATCAAGAATGATTGGACAGAAAGGAAGAAAAGAGCAGATTTATACTACGATATATTTGCAGCACCTATGGGAATGTATATTCCTGAAATAGAAAGAATTAGGATTCCTTCTGATAATGAATTTTTTGATAATTTATATAATACAGTAGACCCTCAGACAAATAGAAGTATCTTAACTGTATCTATTGGAGAAGGAAGACAATTTAATACTGCCAATCCTGTGGATAGATTTCATTTATATATTGCTATCATTGATAGACAGTTGATAATGAAAGGTAAGAGAGATGAAGATGAGAGAGCCGCAGGACTGCGTTCAGAGGACGACTATGGGTATAATAGTGACGCTCAATATGCATATATTTCAGTAACATCTAGAAAGAATAAAGCAGAGCAAAAAGCAGAATTTGTGTTTAATCTGACAAATAGATTTGGAGAACTATTAAGAAGTGATAAACCATTACTACTTGGTCTATTAAGAGCTATTAACTTTAACTTAAGAGCTACGATAGATGATGCTGCTTTAATTACATTGTTTCAAAATAAAATTGTTTCAAATCCTAATATTCTTAGAGAATTTTCTAAAGTATTAGAGCAATATGATGCTAACCCTAAAGGATACGGAGAAGAACTTAAGATTCTAGAACTTCTTGAAAGTGAGGGAGGAAGAAAGGTTATCAATGTTAGAGGTACTACTTTCTATCTTGGTGAGCATTCATTGGGAGCAAACTTAAAAGGTGCAGCCCACATTTTAAGAAATGATCCTGAATTATATAAAATATTCATGACTCAATTAGAAAAAGAGTTTTAACATATTATGAAAGCATCAGAGGCTTACGAGAGATTTCTGATGAAAGCTGAAAGAAATTCAGTAAATGATGGATTAAGTACTGATAGGGGAAGGTTTATACAGCTATATAACGAGGCTTCACAGAGATTCATAGAATATTGCTATGAAAAGAAAAACGAAGATGATATACGATATATACAAAGTATGCTAGTAGATAGTGAACCTATCAGTTACTCTTTCCATAATGAAAACTATTATGCATTTGAACTACCAGAAGATTACTTTGAATTTTCAAATGTATATGGTAAGGCTTCAAAAGGAGATTGTTATAATACTAATATAGACCTTTTTGAAATCAAAGATTTTAATAAGAATATAATAATATCTGATGAATTTACCTCTCCTAGTTTTGAATATAGGGAGGCTCCTTTTACTATTTCTGACAATTCTGTCAAAGTTTTCACAGATAATAATTTCTCAGTAGATAATATTATTCTAACATATTATCGTTATCCAAAAAAAATAAAGTTACAAAATCCTGATAATCCAGAGTCACAGTTTGATGATTCTTTTGATTTGGATTTTGATGATAAGGTTATTGATAGAATAATCTCGGCGGCAGTGTCAGGATTTGATATAAATAACTCATCTGAAAGATGGCAATTACATAATGTATTTGCTAAAACTGAACTATAAATAATTTCTATTAACATTTAATTTAATAAAATACTATGGCATTACACAATGCAGATGCAAGAGTAAAAGTATCTCCTTTTGGTACCGTAATGGGCGAGGGATACTCATTAGAGTTGGGAAAAGACCAAGTAGGGATCTTCTCAAAATCTAGTAGAAAAGTTACCGCAAAGGGACTTAAATCATTAGTTAATTTTGACGGCATTGATAAGGCAGGAGAAAAGTTAGCAGTATTGTTTGGTAGTAACTTGGATTCTTCAAGTGATAAATCTACAAGAACTATTGACTTTACACTTAGAGATGTTAAGAGGGTAGGTATTTCAAAACCTAAGCAGGCAGAGCAAAAAGTAGACTATTGGAGAGTAGGTTGGGACGGAGTAAATGATAATACTTCATTGACTTTCAAAAAAGGTCAGGTAGTAGAGTTTTCATTTACAGCTCAAGGACCAGCTATTACATTCTTCAATGATAGTGATGAGTATGAATTTAGAACTACTCTATCTATTCCTAACTTAGAGCCAGGAGAGATTTGTAATGAGTGTCAGGAAGTCGATTCTCCATGTGAGCCAGTAGACTGCCGTGTACACACTCTAAGATTGGTAAAACAACTTAATGATATTAGACTTCCAGGTGGAGAGTTAGCATCAGAATTGTTTGATATTTATCCAATCTTTGATACTCCTAACAACCCAACTGCTCCAAATGTAGTTAAATACAAACAATGGAGTTTGGAATATTGTGGATTTGGAGGAGATCATGAGTTATCAGCAGTATCTGCACAATATCCAGGTTACAAAGTTACAAGAGATACACTATCTGGAAAATTCTTATTGATTGCTCCTGAGTCTTATACTCCAGCGGCATTTAATAAAACTAACGCAGATGTTATCAAAGGATGTGCAGCATGTCCAGCGGGTTATACTGCAGTAGAAGGGGGACATGTATATGCAGTGTCTATTTCTGATGAAGGAAGTGATGTAAGTGCTACTAAGATTGGTACATTGCCAAATGCAGTGACTGGAACGGCTTTCTTGAATGGTAGAGATGGTGCTTTTGGACACTATACAGTAGTATTGTCTAAGCCACTTTCTGATTCAGACGAAAAGACTTTCGTAACTGCTAACAAAACAGCACAAGTATTGTACGCAGGAACTGTAGGAGCATTCTGTAAAAACACTGCGGCGGCAACTACTCATCAATGGAAATTGGACGGAGAGTTCACTGCTACTAAACAGAAATATAGAATTATAGTACCAAATGATTGCCAAGGAGCGAGATTAGCAGAAATTCAAGCTGCTTATCCAGAATTGACAATTACACAAGTATCTAACCAAAACTGTGTATCAGTATTTGAAACTTCTGTAATTACAAACTTTAGTAACTTTAAAGGATGTAATGACGCAATCATCCAACAAGTATTTGATTCTAAAGCACCTGTTAGATTCGGAGTAAATAACTTCTGGTATATACATGAAGATGCTGCAGCAGCAGGAACAACTAAGTGTGGATTTGAAATCAAAGCAAAACCATTTATTATTAACCCTTCTGAGTGTGTAATTGATAAACTTCCATTCATTGCTACTTCTACAAGAATTACAAACTTGGCTGGAGGTTATCCACTTGATTACTCACTTCACTCACTTCAACCTAAAAAAGGTCTATGGTCAGTTCTTCAATTAGAAAGAGCTATCGACTTAGATAACTTAGGAGGTAATATGAGAGCATGGGAGAGAAATGGTAACATGTATTTCCACAATGAGAAGCCATTTAACGATGTGATTACCCGAGCAATGACAGGTACTCAGACTAAGTTAGAAGGACTTACTCAATACTCTGAAGTATTCTTAGAAGTTGAGAGAGAAAAGACTTCTGGTATTCTAGAAAAATCATATGATATGATTAGATATAGAATTATGGTTCCTTATGGAAGAACAACTGAATTAGAAGCTAAATTCAGACTTCTTGCAGGAGCAGCAGGAGTACCTTTCGAAGTACTTTAATAAATATAACAAGGTGGGGATAGTAAAAGCTGTCTCCACCTTTTTCACTTAATATCAGTATCAACCCATTTGTGGGAAGATATTTATAATGTTAAATTTGTGGTTATGAAAATTGATATAGATTTCCAAGTATATGATTCTAAAGACCCAAAGTCTTTTATAGTTATAGATACTTCAAATTGGGAACATATTCACGATAAACCCTCTATTATAGAAATCACTATACCAGGAGATGAGCACCCTGTTACTAATTACTATGTTAAAAGATGTAGTAAGGGTTGTGGGGTTAATGTCTTTGATTCTTATTCATTAGGATTAATGTGTGAGGGATGTGGGGATGAGAAAATAGATTTGCCAGATGGCATATACGATATAACAGTAAAAGGGTCGCCAGATAAATTTAGAAAGTCTAAAGCATATCTTAGGACCACTAAATTACAGTTAGATTTAGATAAGTTATATATAGATTTATCTTTAGAATGTTTTAATAGTGAAGAGGAACTTCAGAGGAAGATAGATAAATTAAATAAAATACAGTTACTTATTAAGGCGGCAGAAGCCAATGTTAGACATGATCATAGATGCGTTGCACATGATTTGTTTAGAAAGGCATATGAACTGTTAAATAAGGCTAAAAAATGTAATGGTTGTATCTAATGAGTGCACATACTATTTTTAAGAATACCACCCATAGTATCTTAAATGAGATTGACAAATTTTACATATGTGAGGCAGACAAGTATGTTAAAAAATTTGAATATGGGGTAGGGACAGGAGCAAACATGTTTAAATTCCTATTAATCAATAGATTAGATGATATTATATCTTTTGATAATTGTGATAGCTCCTTAATAGAGAAGATTAGTTTAATGCTTAAGAAATAAAACAATGGCAGATTGTAGAGGAAATATAAAGTATAATTGCCCTCCAGGTCAGAATGCAAGGTGTGTAGATTACGATGGGGAATTGGCAAAGTTTTCTGAATTAAAGCGGGGGTGCACTAATTTAGACGAGACCACAACGGAACTGTACAAGAAGTTACAGGAGGTAATAGACGGTCTTGATATAACTGAATTAGGGAATAAGTGTTTAAAGTATGAACCTTATAGAACAAAAAAGGACCTGACAGTTGCTAATGTACTAAGAACATTTGAAGAGGAAATATGTAAACTTAAAGATCAAAAATCTGCAGGTAAACATGTTTATGATACAAAATGTTTAGAGGATAAATGTAATAAGTCATTAGACACTCAGGAACAGATAATACAGGCTTTAATAGATAAAGTATGTAATTTGGAAAGTAGGGTTAAAGTTTTAGAATCAAAAATATAGAATATGGGAAGAAGACCTTGTGAACAATCTAATATACCTACAGTAGATAATTCTGCTGGAACTTGTGATGAGATTATACCATCAGGATGTATTATAGTAAAGAATAAGTACCATAATATTCGAAATGCAGCACATGAAAATCTTGATCAAGTATTAGGACATATTAACGAGAGATTCGATCAGATAGATAGAAAACTTCGGGTAGAAAATAAAAGGGCAAGAAATCCAAGGCCAAGAAATAATGAGGCTATAAAGGCAGAATTATTGAGGTTATTGAATGAAGGAAATAATAGTGAGGTAATTAAGAAAATAGTTGAAGAGCTATTTAAATAAAATATAATTTATGTGTAATAATTGTAATAAGTGCAGAAAACCACGACAAACTCCTTGTGGATGTCCAGAGCCTATTGAAAAAGAATGTGGCTGTGTTGGAGGAACAAGGGAGTTTAAGTGTACTATATATACAGGAGAGCCACTTGTAAATATTGATGTAAACAAGGGTTATGATGGTGATAGGGTACTTGAACAGATAGATAAAGCCGTAGATCAACTTTGGGATACTCTGGATGGGGTAACTGACCAGATAGATTCTATTGGAAATGGGACGCCAATCTATAACGGATTGTCTGAGGATGCTATACATGAAATAAAATCATTAAGTGTATCTGAAGGTATAGAGTTATCAGATGAGCATGGAACTATTACTTTGTCAGTAAAGAAAGCATGGCTCAAAAAAGAGTTTGATAAATTTATAAGAGAATCATCTACTACTGATTATTTGAAAGAGCAGTTTAATAACTTCTTAAAACAAAGTGGAGTATTAGAAAGTATCAAAGATATTAGGGCTAATTGTTGTAATGGGCAGGCTCCTTCTTACGATACTCCAGACAAATGTTTGACAGTAGCGGCAGGACAACAGACTGTAGAGGGGTCAATAGTAAAAGGTAAGGATGCATCTGCAGCAATGTTCCCAAGTGTAACATTTGATGTAAGTCCAGCATGTAAAGGAGGATTTAATGTTCTTGAAACAGAAATTATAAATGAAGACGGATTTACATTATATTATCCAGCAACAGTAGTACCTCCTAATTCATCTACTATTGTAATACCTGTTAAAGCAAGAGGTGCTTACAGTGGAAACTTAGAGGTAATAGAAAGACAACATAAGTTTAAACCTGATAGTAATGTATTTGCTAACTTTAGAGTTAATGTAGATACAGTAGAAAAATGTATTAAACTTAGTGACGCTGGAGACAATGCATTAAATGTGACACATCGAATTACTAAGGGTATTCCTGTAATAAATGAAACATTGGCAACAGTTAAGTATACAAATAGTTGTATGTCTGATATAACAGTTCCAGAGTTAGTATTTATTGATGAAGACGGAATAAAAGTATCGATTTCATCTACAATGGTACCTTCAAATTCTAATATGTATGTTACACTTAATATTAATGGAACATATACAGGAAATAAAACACAGTTGGTAGGACAGAAAACGACAGGAACTCTTACTAATAAAGTAACAGTTGATGTAACTATTCCAGCCGCTAATCAAAAACCTGTGACTAAACCTGTAACGATAACATTAGCTAATAGACAGAATACAGAGGTAAAAGAAGTAAATCTTGATTGGTTAGACGCCGATAGAGATGCATTACAAGCTGTAAGATTTACAGGAGATGTTTCGAGATTATTCACGGACACTCAAAGAACTGTACCATATGTAGCAGGAACTGAATTACCGCCAACATTTACATTGTATTATAAAGCTCCTGACCAAGACGCAGAGAGTACTTATACATTGAATTACGATGTCAAGGCGGGTAATGAATGGTCTGAGTAGAAATAATTATTAATCAAATCCTCCTCCTGAATAAGGGGGGGGGTTAATATAAATTTTATGGCATTAATAAAAATTATAAATAGCAGGCAAGGAATTGCAAATATACTATTGACTTTAGATGAGTCTATTTATACTTTAAGTCCTGGTACTTTTCATAGATTTGGAAATTGGTATATAACATTTAATTGGGGAGAGGGGAATAAAGTACCTTTGAACATAAATGTGAGTGTGCCTACAAATGAAGATTATACTGTCAAGTTATATAGGAAGAATGACTCTGAGACCGTTGATAATGAAATATATTCAGAAAATATATCTAATGTAACTACTTTCAATAAACTATATATAGATAAAACACCTCCATATCTTCAACATAAGATTACATATAGGGCAGAATTAATTAAGCAAGGTAATTTAGTAGTAAAAACTATAGATTTACCTATAGGATTAGCTCAAACAGGAAGTGGACCTGTCTCATCTGATTCATCAGGATCTAGTCCAGGAAACTAAAATGAATTATACATCTATATTTTGGAAAACAGCTGATAAGTTATCTGAAGTAGAAAATCTCGTTTTTGTAGGAGGACTTGCTGAAGTAGCTCAAGGTATAAAGACTTCTTTGTCAGATATAGATATAGTAATAACTGATTTAGAAGATATATCATTTTTATTTCCGTTAGATGATATTTGGAATAAAGAAGGATATATCAAACGAGCAAGTAAGCGGATAATGGTTGGAGAAGGATGGATTTTGGTAGATATATTTGTAAAGGATTCTTTACCTGATTATGATATTATTGAAGGATATAAAGTCTGTACTAAAGAAGAGATATTTACTTATGCTGAAAAGTTTAAATACTTTGCTCCTGGAAAGCGAGAAGCCACTATAAAGAGACACAAAGAATATTTAGAAAATAAAAAAGAACAATAAATATGATAGTATTATTAATAGCAGTATTCCTATTGGTAGTAGGATTATGGTACTTTAAAATGTACAAGAATGTAGGCAAAAAAACCGCAGAACAAACTGTACCTGTGGTCAAAGCAGATAGTCCACCTATATCTGAGGATACCATAATAGATAACACAGAAAAGATAGGAGTAATAGAGCTAACTAAAAGTAATCTAAGTTATCATGATATTGATGGAGATCCTATAACAAAAGTAAGATTTATAGGAAATAATAATTTATTTTACGACAAAACATTGTTAGCAGAATATGTTAATGGGACTGAACTTGACATTGAATATTTTAAGTTATATTGTAAAGTAGACCTAGATAAAGGAGTAGAAGTCATTAAATATTCTGTATTCGCAAATAATAAGTGGTCAAATGAGTAATATAGTAATTATAAATAAAAGAAAAGCTGTAAGAATTATAAGCGGAGATTTACGCAATAACGATTGTATCGGGTCTAATACAATCAAATTTATGATTCTTTCAGATAATGTTAGCGAAACCGTTACAGTACAAGCAGATGTAGAGAGTGATGGTAATGGTAGTGGAGGTGCCAATATTACTAATGATGCTACGGGTATGTCTTACTATTCTACACTTCATTCTAATAGCGAAATAGTTACTCTACCTACAAACACCGTATTAAAGTTGGAGATAAGTGCATCTGCTAACACTGAATATGTTACAAGTAGAGGAATAAATATGTTATTGATAGGAGGATGTGAGAGGAAAGCTATAATGTTATCTGGGTCTACTAGTGTTACAATTAAAAGTGGTACTTTAGGATCATTACTTAATGCATCAGCTGTACAGTCATTATATGCAAATGATCCTGAGTCTGGAGGAGGACTTGGTGGAGGTTTGATTCCGTAAATAAAAAATTAATATATTAAATTATAAAGACATGATAAAATTTAAAAGTGGTAAAGAGAAATGTGGAACTTGTTATGACAAAAAACAAGACTCAAAAATTTCAAACAGTATTACCAACATAGAAGCTCAAAATGGTAAGTTAGTTATTACTAGACACAATGGTCAGAAGATTGAAATCACTATTGGAGCTGGAGGAGCAGCTAGTGTAGGAACATGGTCAGTTTAGTAATAATTTAAAATAGATAATTTATTTATTATGGTAAATGGAAAGATAATTACATCAATGCCTGCCGTAAAGCAGCAGGCTACTTTATACTTTTTAGAGCGAGGAACAAATCAATTTGAATTATCTTTAGCGGATGATAATGGAGTCTTAAGAACATTAGCAGGTTCAGCTTCAGGGTCGGCGGTACAGCAAACACTGTCCCAAGTATTGGCAACGGGTAATAAACTTGAAGGTAAGGAGATCGAAGGGGATTTAGTAGTTAAAAACACTTATACTAGTGGAGGAAGTACCACAGGAGGATATTCAATTTCAGGTAATAATGAGGGAGTAATATTAGCAGGTAGTGGAGAAGGTTATAGTTCTACATTAAAAGCAGGAGGCTCTTGGTCAGCTGTTAGAGCAGACTTTTATTATCCTGTAGATACAGGTACTTCTTCGGGATACTGGCAAGTTGGATCTAAAGGGATGGAATTGTATTCAGAAGTTTTAGACCATAGTAGGGGAATACATTTCAAAGCAACAGATGAACAATTATTTTATAATAGGTATATAGATGGGAAACCTTCACTAGCCTTTTCTGTATTAGAGAGTGGGATACATGCCCAAATTCCTAATATTGAAGTTGGAGGAGAAGCTACTATATCTTTAGCTATTAATAGTACAAATGGTATTTATTTAAGTAAGTATATCCAGCCTACTAGAGATGAGGAATATACTCAGAAAAAATATGTAGATGATAAAATTGCTGCAATAGGATCTGGAGGGGGATCTGGAGCAACATTACCTGCCAACAATGCTACTATAGACTCAGGAGGACTTACAGGTAATACTTATAGTAAAACAGAAGTAGACACTAAATTAAATAAAGTCACTTTTAAAACTATTACAGTTGATAATGGTAGTACTTATGTACCTAAACCTATTTCCTTTATTAAGGAAGGAACTGATCCAGATTCAATTATAGGAAGTGCTTTTGGAGAGATAGGTATCCATAATTGGTCAATGTATTGGGGTAATTATAATAAAAACAATACAGGTACTTATAACTTACAATTAGGTGTAAACAACTCCTCTAAAAATGTAGGAGAGCAGAATACTATTCTAGGTAACTTAGCATTTAATGCTAGTACAAAAGGTAGTTATAACACTATTATAGGAACTAATGCTGCTGCTGAGATATTGGCGGGTACTAACCTAACTATTATAGGTCAAAGTGCAGGTAGAAAGTTATTAAATCAAGATAGAAGTTTAGATGATTTAAAACAGATTTCTCCTATTTTTGAAGAATATATTACAGGAAGATATAAAAGTTTAGCTCCTACATTTGGATATGATACTGCAACTAATAGACTTACGAGTTCAAATACAGTATATGTAGGGTCTAATATAGGAAATGTTCTTTCTTCCAGAAACCCAGGTATGACAACAACTGTCGGGTCAATATGGATTGGAGCAAACTCTGGAGGAGGTATTCAATATAGAGACTATAACAACATTGTGATTGGATCTCATGTATGGACTAGAAATCACTTCCAATTATATAACTCTATTATTCTAGGTAACCACATAGATATTGACTTCCATAAGTATAATGTACTTGCTATACATAACTCAGGTAAAACAAGAACCACTGTATCCAACTCGTTAATTTATGGTGAATTTGATGATAGATTACTTCAGATTAATGGTAAGTTCAATTTGAATCCTACTTATATTTCTGATATTGCAGATAAATCTACGGCTAAAGCTCTAGTTATGAATAATGATGGTAAGGTATATACTACACCATTAGATTCTATTGGAGGAGGCTCAGGGTCTGGATCTGGAGGGATAACTCAGGTAGAAGTTAAGAATAAGTTGAAAGGTAAGAAAGTAGCTATATTTGGAGACTCTATTACTAACTTTGGTACTACTTCTGATGAATATAATGCTCAGAAAGGATTTAGATTTGAAAATATGTGGACGGGAGTTTTCTTTGAACTTACAGGAGCGGAGAAGACAACTATCAATGCTATATCAGGATCTAAGGTGGCAGGAACTACTTATGACGCATTTGCTTATAGTAGGGCTGAACAAGCGGCACAGGATGCTGAGTATATACTAATATTTATGGGGGCTAATGACCAGAGAGAGGGCAACGCCAAACTAGGTACATTGCGACCAAAAAATACATTAGATAAAACTAAGGCAGAGAACTATGCTACATTTACTGAAGCATATCAAATTGGATTAGAGAAGTTATTAAAAAGACATAAGAACATAGGACCTCAAGTAATACTTATGACTCCTATGAAGTCCTTTAATAAAAACTCTCAAGATGATATAAACCCAGACTCTGATGCTTACGCAGAAAGAGTAATTGAGATTGCCAAGTTATATGGTCTTAGATATATTGACATGCGAGGGTTAGGAATTACAAACTATAACCATAGTTATTACATGTCAGATGGTTTACATCCTAATATCATAGGTCAGAAGCATATAGGAAACTATGTGGTATCTAAGTTAATGGAGTTCGGAGTTCTTGAAGTTCAAGGCGGAGGAGGATCCTCTGTAGATGCTTATACTAAGGCAGAAACTGATGCTAAAATTAAAGATATAGTTGTAGGAGGTAATAACCTAGTTAAGAATACATCTTTACCTATATTTGGACAGAATGGTCCTGACACAGGAACACCTGAGGTTATGAAAGATGCCACAGGGTATTTTGTTAGATATACACCAAGTGCTACAAGTACTGTTGGATTGTATGGTAAAAGAGTAGAAGGAAGCAATCTTGGTAATCATTCAAGAGGTATAGATGTTAGACACTCGCACACCAGTAATGTAACTGTTTGGGGACAACAGGTTGCTCCAAACAAGTGGGTTAGAATAAAACAAGAATCCTTCACTGCTCCTAATGAATTTGCATCGATTACTACTGATGTTCCTGGAGTGGCATTAGATTTAAGAAATTACAAGATAGAGTTAGGAAGTAAGGCCACAGATTGGTCACCAAATATTGAGGAGTTTTCGACCGCTACAAGTGCCAGAAAGATAGATGAAGTATTTACTATCAGTCAGGAGGGAATTGAAGCATCTAGAGTTGGAACTGATGTTGTATTTACAGGAGTTCCATATGCTAAAGATATAGCAGTAATATTAGAGTTTTATTTAATATTCGCTGACGGAGTAGCAACAAAGGTTGAAAATGCTCAGATTACTAATGACGGAGGTATTAAATTCCCTGCTACTTTAGCAGCGAGAGATATAGTTAAGAAGTTTTACCTTAAAGCACTAATTAAATAAGTATGATTACAATTAAATCTAACAAAGAGTTATTCTTTGGACAAGCAAAAGTGGGCTATGTAAGAATGGCTATAGATACTATAACAAATAGACCTTCTGAAAGGACCTATGAGCTTAAAATTATAGACACCTGTTTTAAGATAGAGCAGGAGGAAATACCTACATATAACGAGGCTACAAGCACCTATGAAAAAAAGACTGCTATGGTGGAAGTCCCTATAGCTAGGAAGGAGAGATATGTGATATATAATTACGATACTATAGAGGGAATAGCAAAAGTTCTAAATTTAAAAAGATCTGATTTTGATGGTGAGATTAAGTATATAAATGAACTTTTCAGACAGGGGCTTCTTCTTACTACTAAGAAAGAGTGTCAAGATAGTTTATCAGGTATTGTAGGTAAAGGTATGTATTTGAGTGAAGTTCAAGATTGGGAAATTGAGAACTACGATAATAACTAATAATTAATAATATCTTATGTCTCTACTTTAATAGTGGAGGCATAGGATTTTATAAAATAAGGTAATTATGATATATTCATTAAGTAACATTAATAATTATCAGACTGAACTTTCAATTATAAAGAAAAGCAGAGTAATGGGAGCTAATAAAAAAACTATTTACAGTTTATTAGAGACCATATACATAGAATTATCTAATGGAGATATTATTACTATTCCAGCAGGTTTTAGGTGGGACGGATCAAGCACACCGAGATTATTTTGGAATATTGTTCCTCCTGAAGGAGATTTTGAACTTGGAGCATTAATTCATGATTATTTATATGAGAATAAAAAGAATTTTTCATATAGTAGAAAATTCGTGGATAAAGAAATGCTGCTGTGGTCAAAACAAGTTAGTGGAACAAATAAAACTTCAATAAGAAACATCGACAACTATATTAGATATTATGCAGTAAGGATATTTGGAGGATTAGTTTGGAAGAATATAATAAAGATAAAATAAGAGTAAGATGTTGTATAGTTACATGTTAAAAGTTTTACATAACTACTTCTTTGGTTCATATACTACTAAAGCAGTAGCAACAGTGCAAATTAGTGCCACTACTGCCGTAGGATTAACACTATTTGAGAGGTTTTCAGCTTGGTATATATCTAACCAAGTGTTTATGATATATGTGTTTGTAGCACTTATGTTAGACCATTTACTAGGCACTTATGTACATTTATTTATAAAGAGAGATTTTACTATACGGCAGAACTTAGAGGGGTTTCTTAAAAAGGGGTTTGCTATTGTAGCAGGATACATTCTTTTTGAGATGATACATCAGATAGTACAAGAAGTAGATTTCATATCAATATATTTTAAAGTATTACTACAAATAATGGTAATATTATACCCTGCGGGTAGTGCAATGGTTAATCTATCTATAATTACTGATGGAGTGTTTCCACCTATAGGTTGGATGAAAAAGTTGAAAAACTTTAATGAGAATGTAAATTTACATGAGTTTAGCACCAAAAAAGATATTAGTAATGAAAGTTATGAAGAGCCTAATAGTATTGATAATACTGAGTAATTTATTTTTTAACTCCTGCCGAACTGTAAGAAAGAATAAGGTAGAGGAGAAAGAAGTCACAGTAGAAGAAGTTAAGAAAGATTCTACGATAGTTAAAGACACTATTAAGGAAAAAGTTGTTAAAGAGGAAACTAAAGTAGAGAAAGTCACTAATGAGAAGCAGAATACAGGAGAGGTAGAGGTGACTGGAACTACTGATGCTAGTAATCCATTTGAGTTATATAATATACAGAACGGAGATACTTTGTCTGTAACTAAGATAACAGGTAACGCCGAGTTTATTATTAAGACCAAATGGAAGGATAATAATAGTAATATAAAAGAGGAAACTTCATTAGTAAAATTAGATAAGGTGGCGGAAGTATCAAGATATATTGTAAGCGAAGACAATATCAAAAATACTGCTAAGGAAATAAAGAGTATTACTAAGGAGGTCAAGAAGTCAGATATTCCTCTTGGATATTATTCGACAATATTGATAATACTATTACTTATCTATCTTGGATGGAAATTTAGAAAAATAATATTTGCAAAGTTATGAAGACCATATCACAATATATTCAGAGATACGGAATCCCAAATCCAACAGGAAAAGGATATTTAGTAAATATAGATTTACCATATCCAATGAGATTAGCTTGGGATAAGACTAAATCAGTTAATAAAATATCTTGTCATAAAGACATAGCTGATCCACTTAAAAAGGTATTTGCAGATATACTTAAGGAATACGGCTTAGATAAGATAAGAGAATTAGGAATAGACTTGTATGGAGGATGTTTCAATTATCGTAAGATGAGGGGAGGAAATAACTTCTCTGTTCATTCTTGGGGGTTGGCAATAGACTTAGACCCACAGCGAAATAAACTTGCTGAAACATCTAAGACAGCAAGATTTGCTAGACCTGAGTATAAGGCTATGATAGATATTTTTTATAAACACGGATTTAAGTCCTTAGGAAGAGAGAGAAACTTCGATTGGATGCATTTCCAATGGGAAAAGTTTTAAGATATTTGTTTGTTTGTTTTTCTTATTGTTTGTTTTGTAAAGTCTTAATCATTTATTTGGTTAAGGCTTTTTGTGTTTAACCAATTTATTAATATTTTTTTGTGAAAGCAATATTTTTATTATTTTTGGAAATTATGATATTGAAAGATTTTATACATAAATATTCCACAGGAGGAAGTGCTGACCCTATATATGATGCCTTTGTTGCTCGGATGAGTAGGGCAGAAAGTGGCGGTAAGCATACAAATAGTAAGGGAGAACTTATTCAAAACCCTTACGGATCCGCCAAGGGAAAATATCAGATTATTGATAGCACTTGGCGAGGTATAGAAAGACAGTTGGGAAGGAAATTAAATAGATATAGTCTCGAAGACAATGAGACGGCCATGAGAAAACTGTACAGTAACTATGTAGGAGCATTAATGTCAAAAGGAGTTCCTGTTAATAACACTACTTTGTATGCATTACATTTTAAAGGAAATGCTGGGTGGGTTAGAGAAGCTTTAGCAAATCCTAATGCACCTGTAAGTAAATACTTCACACCTAAAGAGATTCAAGATAATAAGGCATATTTAAATGTAGGTACCTTAGGAGAGGTTATGAATAAATTAGATAGAGCCTTGGATAAAAAAGGAGGAGGTAACTATAAGAGTAATGATATGGGAGCTGGGCAGTTTAATTATTCTGGAGGCAGTAATTTATTTGCTAATGATGGTATAAATTCTCAATTACGAAATTTAAATGATCAGATAGCAGGTATTAATTTTAATTCTTTACCTAAAGAAACTCAAGAACAGATTATGAAAGTTAAGGAGGCGGAGTATCAAGAGTCGTTGGAAAATCAAAGACTTGCTGAAGAGAGTAAGATACAGGAGGCCAGAAGAAAGGAGCTTGAGGAGGAAAACAAAAGAATAGAGGCACAATTACTCGCAAAACAGGAAGAAAGACAGAGAGTTATAGATACTTTACCTGTATTAGAATTTGCAGAGAGGAAGAAGGATACCTCTTATAATGATTTATTAAGTAGTTCACAATTTAGTATTAATATATAATGAGTATTAACATAAATACAACAGGATACACTCGGGGGAGTGCTACAGAAAAAAATTCTCATAATTTTATACCATCAAGGTATATTACTATGAAGAATGTAGACAAGCCTTTGACACTTATACCTGTGGTTAATGGAAAACCGCAGTATGATAAAAAAGTGGTAGCCAATCCAGGCGATCCAGATATAGATTTTGGGGAGGGGGTAGAAGGAGTATTAGAGCTTCCTTATGCTCAATCTCAATATGGAATGTTGAACAATCCATTTAATATGGGAATATCTCCATTCTCACAAAATGATAATGCTCCTTACACGACAACTCCAGCAGTACAGAACGCAACTGTCCCTAACAGAGGGAATAACTTTGGGGTAAAGGTAAATAATCCTGGTATTCAAAATAAGGGATTACTTCTCAATAGTAAGAAACTACAGGAGGATGCTAATAAACCTTTATTTGGATATGTCTCAGGAAGTATAGACACAAATGTTCCTACTTACAATGAGATGGCATTAAAAGCAGTTAATCCAATTACAGACCCTACATATGGTATGAAAAAAACAGCCGTGGAATTAGATAAAACTAAAAAACAGTCTGATGATTTTTTCAATAAATATGAAACACCTAAGCAGCAAGGAGAGCAGCAAGGTGAGCAAGAAGAACAGGAAGATGAGGATGGATTAGATGTAGGAGAAAGATTTAGATCTGCAGGTAATCCATATGGAGGATGGAATATGGCTAACTCAGCAGCGGCGTTGGGAGCGTTTATTCAGGCTAAAAATCCACTTGGTATTGTGGCAAGTGCAGGAAAACTTCTTACTAGTGGTTTGAGAGCAGGACTATCAGGGTCAGCAGCCATGCGAAGATATAAGGGAGAAAGAGATGCCTATAATAAAGCAATGGTAGAGTCTGTTAGAAATAGAGACCTACAATATGCTCAGAAAGGAGGATTATTATTAGGAGGTAAAGGATATGCAAAAGAAGAAGCAGGCAGGCAAAATATACAACAACCAGGTAAGTTACTGACAGGTAACTTCCTTGAGGGTAACCCAGAGCATCCAAATCCTAATAGTGAATTAGAGAGAGGAGAGTATGTACAGACGCCAGATGGAAATACTATGGAAATCTTGGGGAATAAACACTCTGAGGGAGGAGAACTGCTTAATCTGCCTCCTAATACAAAAGTAATATCTGATTACTTAAAGATTGGAGCTAAACTTGCTAAATTCTTTAAAGATGAGTTTGGATTAAATGTTACCGCTAAATCTACTTTTGCTACAGTATTAGATAAGTATAAAAAGAAAATAGGCTTTGATGAAATATTAGAAGAGGAGGCAGATTTAATGGAGAAGATAGCTGATCAGGAAGCTGTAAAATATGAATCTACTCGAGAAGTAAACTTACAAGTATTATCTAAGAAGGCTAATGAGTTACAGGCTCAGAAACAGCCATTAGAGGAAAAATTTAATGAATTTACTAACTTAGTATTTGAAAAGCAAGAATCACAAAAGATTCAAGATACTTTAGGAGGTAAATATCAGGAAGGTGGAGAAGTACCGCCAGAGCAGCAACAGCTAATGGATATGATTGCCGCATATGCTCAAATGAATAATCAGGATCCTCAGGAATTAATGAAACAACTTAGTGAAATGCCTGAGGAAGAAAGAAATAATGCTCTAAGGCAGATAATGCTATATGTTCAACAAGGTGCACAATCAGAAGTGCAAAATGAACAGCAACCTGCACAACAAGTTATGCAAGGTGGGGGGATGGGAAATCCGCAGCCTCAACCTCAAGAACAAGGGCAAGAAGCAGGTATGACAGATGCAGGGTCACAGTTAGAACAAATAGTGACAAAGTTTGCAGAGGTCACAGGACAGACGCCAGAGGAGGTAGTAAAACAGTTACAACAACTGTCTGATGAGCAGATGCAGCAGGCATTCCAAAAGATGATTCAAATCATTCAACAAGCTGAGCAAGATAAAGGTACAAACATTACAGAGCCGTTATCAGATGAACAAGTAGAGGCAGAAGCCAATGAAGAGTATAAACAAGATACTCCTGTAATGATGGCAGAAGGAGGTACTTTACCAGGTACAGAGGATGGAGATGAGGATAATTATGATCCATATATTGCAAATATAATTAAATCAGGTAGGTCTGTATTAGGAGGATCTGGAGATGGAATATATAACCCTGGTGCATTAGAAAACACTAATGCCTTCCTTGCTGGAACAAGATCTTGGGGTATTTTAAATAACGAATATAATATATTAGCAGATAGGTTAGAAGGGAAGTTAAAGAAAGCTAAAACCGATACTGAAAGATTTAATATATTAGACAAAGGAGGTCAAGGAGATAGACAAGGATTAAACCATAGAAATGTGGGGGAGGATGCCTTAGCATATTCAGGTATGGGACATGCTCCTGTGCAAAAAGCACTTCAATATGTTTATGATACTAACAGTCCAGAAGAAAATGCTATATTTTTACATGCACTTAAAGAGAGTGGTATTAAGGTAGTAAATGGAAAAATAGTACCAGGAGGTTTCTATAAGACGAATGCTTATTATAGTAAGGATAATTCATTAAGAAAGTATTTTGATGCTATGGAACAGAATAATCCTAATAGATATAAAAAGATTGGGGTTATAAATGTTACCGATGGGGTATGGGATAGACGATATGAAACATTGCATCAGTTAGAGTTTGACACTGCTGAACAGAGGGATAAATATTTTCAAAAAAAGAACTTTAAGAAGTTTAAGATGAATAATGGTGATGATATTTGGATTGACCCTGAGAATAGAAATAACTTTATTATTTCTAAGATTAAGGATAAACCTGTTACTCCTGAGGAACCGCCTAAGGAAGAACCACCAGCACCTGAAGATCCTAAAAACCCTGACCCTAAGGCTAATATAAAAAAGCCAGGAAAGTTAAATCAGAATTATACTGATCCTTTCCCACATGCTATACCAGATCAATCTAATTTACCTCCAATATACTTACCTACTCGTATGAGACAGATAGGTCATGTAGAGGCGAATAAATTAGCAATTTCGCCAGAGGAAAGTTTGAAAGAGTTAAATGCTCAAACTCAGACTGCATCAAGAGTGTTAGCAGAGGTAAATCCTAATGCATTTGGAGCAGGACAGGCGAACCTTCAAGCACAGTTGGCAGAAAATTCTAATAAGGCTATTTCTCAGGCTGCCATTGCTAATCAACAAGACGCAAGAAATGTTGATAACATCAATGAAGGTAGAATTAACCAGAGAGATGCTACTAACTTGAATTTAGCAGATAAATATGAAAGAGAGTCTATTGTAGGTAGAAACAACTACTACAATGAGTGGGTAAATTATTGGGATAATGCTAATAGACAGAATGTAGTAAATTGGAATTTACAAAATGAGATAAACGCATATAATGCTATAAATCCTAACTTCCAAATAGGATCTGACGGATCTATTTACCAGACAGATAGGAAAGATAAACTCTATGTTAATGGTTTTAGAACAGGTAAGAACGAGAGGGGAGAAGAAGTGTTGTACGATGAGAATGGTAGAGAGTTGTCAGGAGAGGCAAGAAATAAAATAATTGCTTCTACATTGGCAACAGGTAAAATGCCTACGCCACCTAAATCAACCACTGCACCTAAGAAGAAGAAAGGAGGACTATTGATGCGTAGATAATAAATAAATAGTCGGCTACTTATAAATACATAGGTAGCTGGCTTTATTAAAAATATTAATTAGAAACTATGGCTACAGCATATAATCAGGTAATGCAGTACCGAGACCCCGAGAAACTGTCCATTTCAGACAATCTCGGTAAGGCTCAAACATACAAGCAAACAGCGTATAATACTAAGTTTGCCGAGATGCAGAAGTTAATAAATACTTACGCAGGGGTAGACTTATTAAGAGATATAGATAAAAACTATTTAGGAGAAAGACTTAATACTCTTGTAGACTATATTAATAATGCTAATGGTCCTATAGATTGGGGACAAAATACTATTTATAATCAAATTGAATCATTTGTAGGGCAAGCACTAGATACTAATGTAATGCGGGCAATATCTTCTACTCAGATGTATAGAAACCATCAAGCAGAGATGGCTGAATATAAGAAGAATAAACCAGATATGTATTCATTGCAGAATGATTGGTTAGCTACAAGGGATTTAAATAGATACTTAAATTCAAATCAAATTGGAGATATGTACCAACATCAATCATATACTCCTTATTTTGATTATAAGAAAGAGATACTCGCTAATACTAAGTTATTGAAAGACTTTGGGGCAGAAGCGTATATAGATGCTAGTTCTGGAGATATGTATTTTAGGAGAATAGATACTCGAGAAAGGATTTCTCCTGAAAAAGCGGCGGAATTTGTGGACGCTATTATTGGAGATAAAGGGAAGCAGCAAATGGCTATTGACGGTATGTATCATTATAGAAACTATTCTACAGAAGACCTTAGTAAGCAGTATAAAACATATTTGAATAATACCGCTAAGGGATATGAGGATAGTATAAAAGCATACAAAGCATTATTAGCATCAGTGCCTAAGGAACAAAGAGAGCAGTATGAAAGTCAGATAAAGTACTTACAAGATGCTGCTACTCAGTATAAGAATGCTGCCACTCAAAATTATGATAGGGATACTATGGCATCTGATCTTCATTCGAGAAGTATTAGAGGTACTTGGGGTAAATTGCTTTCTTATGATAAGCTTACTGATTGGAAGATGGACGACTCTGGATTCAAAATCGCCAACTTTGAGTTTGATAAGAAGAAACATGCTGACAATATGGCAATTAAACAGGCTGAAATGGAGATGGATAGGGAGAAGTTTATGCTTGAAATGTACACTAAGGGAGTTAAGAAAGACGCCAATGGTAATTTCGTATTAGATTCAAGCAGTCCATTCGCACCAGGAATAACTACTATAGACAATGCCGAGGAACTTAAGACAGAGGAAAATGACCCTACTATTGATGTATATACTAATTTCAATAATTCATGGGCACAACTAGATGATGAAGGTAATGTACAAACATTTAGAGATGCAGCTAAGAAGGCAGGGATTAGTGAGATAGAAGGCTTTACTACGGGAGATATTAAGACTTTAATGAGAAAGATGGCAGATGCTGATGAATCTGTTTATAGTAAATTCTGGAACGCCATCCCAGATAACCTTAGAAATGTGATCGCAGGAGCAAAAGAGGCTAAAAAAGCCCGAGACCAACATCAGGAGGATATGAGAGAGACTTGGGAAGATGTAAGTCAATTAGCTTCAGGTATGGGCAAAGGTAAGTTTAAAGATAATAACTTCCAACTGTACTTAAATGACTATGGGTTAGATAAAGACGGCAATGTCATAAAGAAAGATGAAAAAGATATTAAGTCAGGTACTTCTAAAGAAGATAGAGTACTTAGAGAGATAGGTATCTTAAATAACATGACTTACACAGGTAAAAACGGTCCAGGTGAAAGGGCAGCTATTAGAGCTAGACAGATTCATCTACTTAAAACTTTAGGACTGCACGGCCGTAAATTAGAAGAAGCTAAGAAGCAGTTGATACTTAAGTACGATAATAGTGTATCAGGATTCTTCCTTAATAATGATTTAGCTAGAGGAGTAAGAAACATAGCGAGCGATATTAATGAGTTCTTTGGAGGAGCAAGCTTTAGGGCAGGAAATGAGAAGTCATCTGCTGATGCAATAGTTAGAAATCGTAGGGATATATTTACTCCCAATTTTGACTTGGATGACTTAGCAGATGATGATGTAGGTAAGAGTACATTAAGAAGTATGGATGATTTCTATACCAGAGCTGAGGCCAACTATAAAAAGGCGGACGAAAGGGCAGCAAGTTATGTTAAAACTACTCTTAGAAGAAGTTTAAGTATTGATACCTCTCTTAAGGAGAACCAGGCATTAGAATCATACTTTAAATCATATGTTCCAGACGGCATGACCTTTAATAAAGAAAATAATGTCAAATTAACTATGTCTCCAGATAAACAGTCAGTAGAATTGGCACTACCTGTTAAAAATGGTAAAGAATTATCTACTCATACTACTACTATAAATGTAAATACTCTGCCTCCACAGTTATCTAGTTTGATTATGAATGGTAACGGAGGTATTTATGATGCTAATAGTAGTTCAGCTTTAAAATTCCATTCTAATTATAGTCTTCCTAGAAACAATGCCGAGGTAATAGAGAGGGCGAAGAAGAGTGGAGATTCAGAAGAAGTTCTTGCCACTATGGACGCATTAGATAGAGGAGGAATACCAACCTATGACACAATGATAAAGACTCTTAAAATGTCATTTGGCGAGACTGTAGTGAATAAGCATAGAGCAGAAATAGACCGAATACTTACAACATCAGTTAATATTAGCAATGATAATGTCGGAGGACAGTGGGTTACTAAGATAAGTCAAAAAGGTTCACCAGATTTAGTTATACCGAATAGAACAAATAAATATGACTATAACGAGATGAAGAGGGGAACTCCTGAACTTGCTTCTGAATATATAATAGAACAAATTAAAAATGTTGTAATAGGCGGATACTAATAAATAATTTGATTAACCAAAAAGTTTAGATTTTTTTAAGTCTAAGCTTTTTTTTATATATTTACACCTTAAAATTAAGTACATGGAAAAACAATATATTGATCCACAACCAAAACCACCTGTATATGAGAACTCTCTACAGAAGACTCATGTTCCTTCAGTAGGAAGCCAACATATACCTATAGGAGGAAGTGATCCTCAGTTTAGTTTACCTGTTAAAAATGATGATTGGTTATCTAATAGAGACCTATCTCAGTATAAAATGGGACCTGCAATACAACCTATAGTAGGAAGCATTAGATATGACCATTTAAAAGGAGCAGATCGAAATTGGATTCCTAGGGCAAGGGAGATTATTAATCGAGGAGTAGCAGGTAAGATAGATATGTTTACTGAGGTATCTAGGTATGATACTCATAATAGGGTAGGTGCGGATACTTGGGTGCCAAAATTTAGTTCTTATAAGGTTGGAGTAAATAATGAGGAGAGATTAGCTTTGGGGCAATCCAGCATGGAGAAGTTTATAAATCCAATAGCTAGAGGATTTGCAAAAATAAATTATGGAGGAGTATTAGATTTAGCGGCACTGCCTTATGGAATTATTGCAGCAGCGAACACAGGTAGATTGGAATCAGTATATGATAATGATTTTACAGAATGGATAGATAAATTAGATGCTAAGACTGACCATCAGTTTAGAAATTATTATGCTGAAGCGGATAAGAATTTAGGATTTAATACTTATACTTGGGACAGTACCTTAGGAGGAGCAGAGTTTACAGGTAGGATGCTTGCTTCTGAAGGAATATTAGCAGCTCTTACGGGAGGAGCAAGTTTACCTGCTTCTATTACAAAGTGGGGACTTAAAGGAACTGCCGCAGCTAGTAAAGCAATATCAGTAGCAAGTAAGGCTGGTAGAGCAGCAAATGCCGCAGGACATGCTATAGAAGCAGCAGGTAGAGCAGCTAGATTAGGAGGAGAGGCTGCAGCTAATGTGGCTAGAGTAGCTAATAAGGCAGATGAAGTATTGAGTTTAGGAAGACAGGCGGCTCAAACTCTTAGAATAGCCACAGAACCTATTAGAAATGTAGCAGCAAAAGGAGGAGCGATAACAACGGCGGCTGAGTTTTCAACTGCTATAGACCGAGCAAATAGGATGGGTAAATATGGTAAAGCCCTATCTGATTTAAGATTTGCTTTAAGTTCTTCTGCATATGAGGCGGGATTTGAAGCTAGACACTATAAAAACCAAGCTGAGAAAGAGTTTTGGGAATACCATAGAATGAATGGTACTGAACCTACACAGGACGAACTATATAAATTTTATGATAAGTTAGATACTACATCATGGACTGTATATGGAGCAAATATGGCTATCTTAGGAGCATCGAATGTTGCTATGTATGGTAAGATGTTTAATGTAGGAAATCCATTCTCTACAGGATTAACTTCTTACTTAGAAAGGAATTTATTGAAGTTAGGAACTCAAAAAGGAGCCAATGGAGTATGGGAAGCAATGAAGCCTTCTGTGATGAGAAAGGCACTAGGATACGCTACTCATGTAGGTAAGGGATTTGCTACCGAGGGGGTATTTGAAGAAGGTATGCAAGGTGTGGCGTCGGGAATGGCGTCTAATTATATTAAGGCAACATATGATCCCAAGTATGCAAGAAGTACTGCTGATTGGGCGAGTGCATTTACAAAAGCATTTCACGATCAATTCAGTACTAAGCATGGTATAGAAGAAGTAGTTATTGGAGGTATTATTGGAGGATTATTTGGAGCAGGAGGAGCCGTAAATATGGCTAAGCAGTATAAAAACCAAGCCCATGTTGCTGAAGTACAAAATGCTATTGAGAACTACGCTCAAGACCTTTCTACAAACCTTTATACTAATACTCACTTGGCTGCCATGATGGCACATGGTAATAGACTACAGTACCTTGCAGATGCATATGAGAAAGGGGTAGATTCTAAGACTCTAAGTGAATCTATGAACTCAGTTCAACACTTCGTATCTATGTTGGAGGCATCTCATAATGTAGGTAAAGGAGATTTCTTTATGGATACTTTAAAGTCTACTATTACAGGAATGGACGCTGAAAGTATTGCTAATAACTTTGGGATAGATATAAGTAAGGTAGAAGACTTTAAGGCAGATAAGATAAATGGGATGCAGAGGATAGCTGATTCATATGATAAGGCAAGACAAACTGCTGAATATCTTTTTGGACAGGGGCATAATTCTGGAGTAGCCAAAGTAGCAGAGGAGATGGGTATTCCTGTAACTCCAGGTCTTCAAAATCAAATGATAGATACCTTTGCTTATGTTGCTACTATGTCAGACATGTTTCAACAATTTGCAAAAGATAGTTATAATGCTGTTCAGGCTAAGTTAATAGATATGCAAGTGCCTGCCGAAATAAGAGACCAATTTAAAGGAATTGCAGGTATTAATTTAATGTCTAGAAAAGTTCAGGGAGAATATGTTAAGTTATCTGATGAGATAGATAGTCTTAGAAAGGAAAGAGAGGGACTTTTAGATGAACTTGATCAATTACAGCAGGGAGAACGATCACCTGAGAAGGCCAAGAGAATATCAGAAATAGCAAAAGAACTGCAGGCAAAAGAAATCAAGTTAGAAGAATTAAGAGATAAGAGAAGTCTTTTATTTAAATCTGCTACTAATAATTTCTTTAATGAAGATGAAGGTGTAGGGAGAACATTTGAAAATTACAATGACTTTAACAAGGCAATAGATAGTTTAGTAGACGATGTACTTACAAACGGAAGTATCTCTGAAAATGATAGAAGAGAATTATTAGAATTATTAACTACATTTAATGAAAGTAATAATCTATATAAGTCATTTGCTAATTTAGCAAGAGATATGACTAATCAAGATTTTTCTTATAAAACATTTACAGGAATATTCTCAAAGGCAAGGGCTGATAGATTAGATGTAAATGAGACTACTAGAAATGCTTATAAAGAATTATTACAAGATTTTGCTAAGTCTTATGAGTTAGTAAGTGAGGCGAGTAAGGAGTATGTAGATAATCATACTGAAATTATTTCAGATGAGGACATAGAAAACATGGAAAAAGATGATTATACTCCCTCTCCTGAACAAATAGAGCAGTTAGCCGAAAAAATCAAAAATAATAAGACTTTAGGAAGTAACGAGCAGAAGTTTTATGATAAATTTAAAACGGAAGTAGATGAGGCGATAGTTAAGAAGCAACAGTCAGAAAGTGACCCTATAAATGATGAGGAAGGTGCTGAGGAGGTAACCGATTATACACCAGAGATAACTAAGATGCAGCAAGAGCTGGATGAGTTAGAGAAAGGTGGGGCATCAGACTATATTGATGATGTGTTAGAAAGGATGCCTGATAATGTTACTAATGATGTAATAGATGAAGTAGTAGCGAGGAGAAAGAAATATTTGAAGGAGAAGATCGAAAGGTATCAAAATGGGACAGTGGACTCAGCCGTAGAGGATGAACTGTCTAAATTAGAGGAATTAGAAGACGAATATGCTACTATTCCTAAGGAGGATACCGCCGCTAAAAAAGAGGCAGAGAAGAAAGTTAATAATCAAAGAAAGAAAATAGAAAATTCTATATCTAATGAAGATACTTATTCTCCAAATGCTGATTTCAAAGATAAGTTAAAATGGATTAAAGATCATTTTAAGAAATTAGGAATTAAACTATCAAATAAAGGAGAGAGAAGTGTAACTAATAGTATAGAGGAAGATATAGTATGGTATTTAACATTTAAAGCCATAGGAGAAGAGAACCTTACTGAAGATCAAAAACAGGCTTATCAAGAGATAAAAGAGAATCTTGAGAATCAGAAAATAGGAGGCAAATCCTTCATTGAGATCTTGGGGACTTCTACAGAGAAGAAAGGTAAGAATAAAACCAAAGAGATTACTCCTTATCCTAAAAATAGAAGTAAGAGAGAGGCGAAGAAGTGGGTTACTAAGGTAGTAGATAGCTTGGGGATTTCTGATTTAGTATCTTCAGAAGAAATAAATAGTATAGTAGAGTATTTAGACTATAAAACAAAAACTACTAAACTTACACCTGAGGAGAATGATAGATATGAACTTGCTAAAGCTAAATTAGACGATTTCCAAGTAGGAAATAGGCCTCTTACAGGTATTATAGATGATGTGTTAAATGGTAAGGCTGTAGATGAAGTTAAGGATAGCATCACACATTCAGATTCTAATACAGAAATTGCTCGGGAAATAATATTAGATGAAGGTAATAAATCTAAGAAGGAGGACGAAACAGCTTCTGAAATTCCTACTGAATTGATATTAAATGAAACTCAAGAAGAGTTGCAGCAAGAAGAGGAAGAGGAGAATATATTGGATTCATTCCCAGCAAATGCTTCTTTTAAAGAGAGAATAGATTGGATAAATGATAATCTTGATGATTTAGGTCTTTCTGAATATGTTGATGATATTACTAAAGTAGAAAAACCTTCTGAGGAGGAAATGCAGAGGTACTTAGATTTAAAAACTAAGGGTATTGACAATATGGATGCCGCTGAGAAATTGGAATTCACCACTTTACGAGATAAAATTAGAGCATATAAACTATTAGAAAATAGTGAATTCGAAGGTGTTCCTTTATTAGATATGTTAGATGCCATTGCCGAAGTAACAAACGCCGAGGAAGTTAAGGAAAGACAGGCTAAGGTAGAGGAAGAGGATATACAAGAAAGTGTAGCCACTCATGACCAAAACCTTAATGACTTAGGATTTACAGAAAGATCTCCTGTCGTAGGGTTAGTATATGATGGAGTGTTTATGTCTAAGAATCAGTTGCACCATGTTAGATTGGAGACTTTGGCTCGTAAGGCAGTTGAGAAAGGCATGGATATAGTTGTTAGAACTTTTACAGGTACTAAAACTGAGGGAGATATTAAGTATGTTTCTGAAACTCCTATTCCAGCTAATAACATTGGATTAGTTAATAACTATGAGGGGACAAACGGCGTGGAAATATCCTTTGTTGGTAAGAGTGGAAAAATAGTACTTAGGAGGTCAAACTCAAATGTCACAAGAGGACTGCATGTAGAGGAAGGAGATGTAGTATCACTTTTAGATGCCAGAGCTTACGCTATTAAGGGGGCAAACCATAGATACCTACAGTTATATGATAAAAAATCTAACGGTAATTACGGACCTATGGAGGCGGACTTCACTGTGAAGAACAATGGGGTTACAATGTCTTTTAATAGCGAGGCAGCAGCTAACTTGAAACCTGGAGACGAAGTATATATTAAATTCGAGGCAGCCGATGATTACAATAGAAGTTTAGAAAAGCGAGATTATGCTACAAAAGGTAATATGTATATTGTAGACAAGAACGGAAAACTTTTAAATGTTTTAAAAGCGGCGGCAACAGAAAGGAAGAATTTAGGACCAGGGTCTGCATGGAGCAAATTAAAGGCAGCTAGAAAACTTGCCACTCAAAAACCTGTTGTTCCTATTAAAATATCTGGTACATACTTAGGGTATCCAAAACTTCAGATAGATGAGAATAATAAACCTATAAAGCATACTATAGATGAATCTAAGGTTTTAAGTTATGGGTTTAGAGATGGTAAGGGACAAATAATTTTATTTAATAGTGGGGTAGAGGTACACAATGCTCAATATGTAGAAGCCATGAAAGCGGGTAAGACTGTACCTATCGTGGTATTTAAATATGGTAGTAAAAATGTTGCTTTCCCTATTGATGTAAGCTCTGAGACCAAAGATGTGTCTTCTGAATTAACAGATATACTTTCTAATGATGCTCTTAATGAGGCTCAGAAGGTAATACAGTTAAATACTCTAATGGCAAAGTATGGTATAGATAATGAAGCCTTGAGAAGAAAAGGCGGAGACATATCGACTGCTGATGTGGCAGAAATAAAGGAGCAACTATCTAATATCGAAATGCCTGTAGATTATAAAGATCAGGCTGCCGTAGAAAGAGCAAATAAAAGTATCTTCATTGATATGAACGACCCATTTATGGCTTCTAAAATAGTTCTTGATTACGGAAATGTAGAAGAATTAGTAGAACAGAAAAAAGAAAATAAAGAAGCTAAAAAAGAAACTCCTGCCAAAGAAGGTAAGGAAGAAGCTGAAAAGAAAACATGTAAAAAGAAGAAAAAGTAATAATAGGATTCCCCATGTTTCCCTGAATATATTCAAATCGTGGGGTAGTGTTAATTTTTGAAGCTGAAAATCAATAACATAGAAAATATTTTGAAAAAAGATTTGGAAGTTTCAAATATTTGTTATACATTTGCAGCTGTAGTTTTCTCTTAACCCACAGAGGCTGTGGGACAAAATACCGCCATTATTCTGGATTAGGCGGTATTTTATTCTTTTATAGCTTTTAATGACCTTTACTAACTAATGAAGACATTTGACATAACTTTTAATATAAATTTAGAATAATGTATTTAACAGAAAGACATATAATAAAGAATAATAAGGAATTAGACATACTTTGTTTTAATTCTAAAAATCTTTATAATAAAGCTTTATATTTAGTTAGACAACATTATTTTGAAACTAAAAATTATCTAAATTACTATGATGTTAATCGTTTAATGATTGATTCTAAGGATGTGGACTATTACGCATTACCTTGTAAAGTTTCTAATCAAACTTTAAGATTACTTGATAGGAACTTTAGTTCATTCTTTGCTTTACTTAAGAAGAAACAAAGTGGTAATCATAATAAACTTATTAGGATTCCAAGGTATTTAGATAAACAAGGTAGATTTATAGCTATTTTTCCCAAAGATGCTGTATCTAAAGTATATCTTAGAAAAGGCTTAATTAAGTTATCTTCTTTATCTATTAAAATACCTACAAAGGTAACTGAATCTAATATAGTAGAAGTAAGAGTTTTACCTAGAAACAATCATCATGTAGTTGAAGTTGTTTATAAAGTAGAAGAGAAAGAATCTAAAAGTGATAATGGAAGATATGCTTCTATTGATTTAGGATTAAACAATTTGGCTACAGTTGGTTCTAATGTTGTTAAATCTTTTATTATTAATGGTAGACCTTTAAAATCAATTAACCAATATTGGAATAAAGAGAAAGCAAGGTTACAATCATTACTAAAAGGTGATAAGAAAACTTCAAAAAGAATAGAAAGTATAACAAATAAAAGAAACAATAAAATAAAAGATTATTTACATAAAAGTTCTAAATATATAGTGAATTTCTTAGTTTCTAATGATATAAGTACTCTTATAATAGGTTATAACGAGGAGTGGAAACAAAACATTAATATTGGAAAGAAAAATAATCAATCTTTTACAGCTATACCTTTTTATACTTTTATAAAACAGTTAGAGTATAAATGTAAATTAGAAGGAATTAATATTATTCTTACAGAAGAATCTTATACATCTAAATGTAGTTTTCTAGATAATGAATCTGTAGAGAAACATGAAAGTTATTTAGGAAAAAGAATAAAAAGAGGACTTTTCAAGTCAGCCAAAAACAGAATAATCAATGCTGATCTTAATGGTTCACTTAACATTTTAAAGAAAGCAGTTGGAGAATTTCAGTATCCAATAGAGGTGTGTAGTACGCCGTTAAGAATTAGCATTTAAAGTGGTTCTTATAAAACTTAAGACATTGATTTTGTTTTAAGTAACTATTTTTGTTTTTATATTTGATAGTTAAAATAATTTTTATATATTTGCAAAAATTATTTAACGGACTCAGATTTGAGTTGATTGAAAATATACAAAATAAATTTTTAAGGAAATGACATACAAATTAGAGAATTTAGGAGAAGTGAACAATAGTAACTCCCTTAAGATGACGAGTAGGGAAATTGCAGAGTTAGCAGGTAAAAGGCACGATAATGTCATGAGAGACATTAGAAATATGGAACCTGCATGGGAGAAAGCCACTGCCCTCAAATTTGAGGTGAGTGAATATGTAGATTCAACAGGTAGAAAACTTACTGAATATCAGTTAGATAAGCGAGAGGTTTTATATGTGGCAACTAAGTGGAATGATGAAATTAGAGCGAAAATAATTTTGAGATGGGAAGAGTTGGAAAATAATTTGAGAAACAGTCAAAATGTAATTTCTTTACCTCAGAATTATGAAGAGGCGTTGGAGCATTTGTTAATTCAAGTTAGAGAAAATAAAAAGTTGATAGCTGAAAATAAAGAGATGCAGCCAAAAGCGGATTTTTATGATGCTGTAGTTCAGAGTGAGGATACTATAGATGTAGGACAGGTAGCAAAAGTTTTGGCAATTAAAGGCTATGGTAGGAACAATCTATTTAAATTATTAAGAGAGCAAAAAGTTCTAATGCATAACAATCAACCATATCAGAAATATATCGATTGTGGTTACTTTAAACAAATAGAAACACAGTGGTACGATAGGAAAGCAGAGATAACACATATAGGTCTGAAGACTGTCGTTTATCAGAAAGGATTAGATTTCATTAGGAATTTAATAGAAAAGCAAAAATAATTTTAATACTTTTGGTAGTTTAAAATATTTGTTTTATATTTGCAGATTGTTAATTATCGCAATGGAGTTTTTAGGAATAGGTATGACAGAGTGGACGAATGTAGGCAAAATCCAGCTAGATATTATTATCTCATCGTAGGTTCGAATCCTACTACCTATCAAAGTTATTGCCTGTCTCATCTGTTTGAGATTTCAAAATAGCGGAATGGCAGCCGAAGTCTCATTAAAAATATAGAATGAGGAAAAAGTTTTTATTATTATTAACAAGTTTAGGAATTGGATTAAGTGCAAGTATTAATGCACAGCAAGTAGGAAAAATCACATGGTATGGAAAAGCCTACCATGGAAATAAAACAGCAAGTGGAGAACGGTTTGATATGAATGGTCTCACCACAGCTTCTAATACACATAAGTTTGGAACTAAGTTAAAAGTAACTAATCCTTCAAACGGTAAAAGTGTAATAGTCAGAGTTACCGATAGAGGTGCTTTTACTAAATACGGAGTGTTATTAGATTTAAGTTATGCCGCTTTTAAAACTATTGCCAATCCTAGACAAGGAGTAGTAAAAAATGCTAAAGTAGAAGAAATTAAATAATCTTTCATAAGTTTAAATTTTAAGTTAATCCGAGACTGTCACTAAATTTTTAGTGGCAGTTTTGTTTTTTAAAATATTTTTTATATCTTTGTGCGATAAATTAATTATTATGAAACAAGAGTGGTTTAAGGAAGACTATAAAGAACGGTTTAAACTTAGAAATACCAAGTTAGACACAAGGACATATTCTTTAGAAGAAGTAATAGCTATAGCGACGGAACTTCAACCAACTGTAACAAAAGAGCAGGTGGAAGATATAATAACGAGGGAATTAATTCCTCCGTATAAGCACAATGATAATCTAAAAGTAATTTATGTTTCTAATATAGATTCTTTAGATGATGGTTTATTAGAGTGGAAAAACAAGGGATGGAAAATATTTAATGTAAAGGAGTTACAATAAGATGATCATAGAAGCATATAAAAGAAATCAATCTACATTAGAAGTAGAAAAATGTAATTATGAAGAAGTAATAGAGTTTGTAAAAAACACTACAGAGATAGAGTGTGATACAGAGACTTGGGGATTTGATCCTTATCAGAATGATATATTATGTATTCAATTTGGTAATGAAAATAATCAATATTTAATTAAGTGGGATGACTCTATTATTTCTGATTTAAAAAAACTATTTGCAGATAACACTAAAACTTTTTTATTCCAGAATGCTAAGTTTGACTTACAGTTTTTGTATCATAAAGGAATATTAGTAGCAAATGTATATGACACTTTCTTAGTGGAGAGTATTTTAACTAATAGTGATCGTTATACAGCCAAGGGTCTTAAAGATTTAGTTAAAAGGTATGCTTCTGCAAATATGTCTAAGGAAGTCAGAGATACTATTGTTAGAGTAGGACTTACTGACGCCGTGATTGACTATGGGCTTGATGATGTAAAATATTTAAGTACTATTAAAAGAAAGCAACTTGAAGAAGTAAAGAAACTTAATTTGGGAGGTGCAATTAAACTTGACAATAATTTTGTTAAGGTATTGGCTTATGTAGAATATTGTGGGATTGGGTTTGATAAGGAAAAGTGGCTTAATAAATGTGAGAGGGAATTAAAGGAATTAGCTACATTAGAAAAAGAATTAGATGAAATAGTAATTAATGATCCTAATCTTAGAAAATATGTGCAGTACGGCACCTTGTTCGATCCTGTAGATACTTTGGTATGTACAATAAATTGGGGGTCTTCTAGACAGGTGCAGAAATTATTTAAAGAGTTGGGGGTAGAAGTAGAGATAGAGGAGGACGGAGCAGTAAAAGAGAGTGTAGGAAAATTAGTATTACAGAGAAATAAAGATATTAAAATAGTCCAAGTATATTCTAACTATATAAAAACTAAAAAGAGAGTAAGTTCATTTGGTAAGGATTATTTGAAATTTATAAATCCTGTCACAGGCAGGATACACACTGTCTATAAGCAGTTATTAGATACGGGGCGAATGTCTTCTGGAAACACTAAACAAGGGAAACCAAATCTACAACAGGTTCCTAATGATAGTGAGCATAGAGGATGTTTTGTATCTGAAAAAGGAAATGTTTTAATATGTGCAGACTATACAGGGCAGGAGGCTGTGATCTTTGCTAATAAATGTTTGGATAAAAACTTACTTAAATTCTATGACGATAACTTAGGAGACATGCACTCCTATGTGGCATCATTATGTTTTCCTGATGAGTTGGAGGGACTTACATTAGATGAGATAAAATCTCAACATAAAGACTTACGACAGAAAGCGAAGGCAGCAGGATTTGCTATTCAGTTTGGGGGAACAGGGTATACTATTGCCAATAACTTGGGACTACTACCTGCCGAGGGAGAAAAAGTATATAAAGGATATACGGAAGCCTTTCCTGAGATGTTCAAATATTTTAAGAAAGTATCTGATGAGGCTAAGGAAGTAGGATATGTAGAGTTCAATAAATTGACCAATAGAAAATTCTTTTTGGGAAATATGGAGGAATATGACGCCCTTAAGGAAATGATAAAAGAACCTGGTTTCTGGACTAATTATAAGGAAGAGAAAAATAATAATTCCGATTATTTTAGAGAATATTTAGGACCTAAAGTAAAGAAATACTTTAAAATGAATGGGGTAATAGAGAGAACATCTTATAATTATCCTGTTCAAGGTAGTGCAGCAGATTGTACAAAATATGCAGCATGTTTATTCTTTAAGTGGATTCTTGAAAATGATTTGTTTGGAATAGTAAAACTTGTGAATATTGTTCATGATGAGATACTTGCAGAATGTCCAGCCGAGATGGGGGAACTGTGCCAACAGAAACTAGGAGAATTTATGGAGACAGCAGGGAGTTATTTTTGTAAGAGGGTAAAATTATCAGCAGATCCTATCATTGCTACCTATTGGGAACATTAAAATATTTTTAATACATTTGTATATTTAAAAATTAATTTTTATATTTGTGCCTTAATAATAAGAAAAATGAGTAAAGATATAACAGAGATGAGGCTGGAAGATAAGTACAAATCTGAGCACGAATTGTACTACAAAATAATCAGCGTTTATAATGTAGTAGAGGAGTGGGGATTGACAGACACTCAAATCAACATTATCATTTATTTAATAAGACATGGATATAGTAGAAATACTAAACAAATTATTTGTCATAACACAGGTATTTCTCCAAGTTCTTTAAATACTAATTTATCTTATTTAAGACAAGGTAAAGTAGGAAGAAAGACTATAGGGAGGTTATTAGAATTATCTGAAAGAAATAATAATATTACCCTACTACATCCAAAATTACAACATATAAAACAGTTAGTAGATTCTGATTGTAAAAGAATAGTAATAGAATTTAGTCCAATATTTAACACAGATTATGAGGCAGTTTCCTAAAGAACTACTTCCTATTACTGAAAAAGACATTATTAAAGAGGTTGCTGAGGAGTTGGGATATACTGAGATTCAAGTAACTGATGTGTATAGGGCTCTTATTGAGGCTCTTGATTATATTGATCATCATGAAAATGCAGTGGCTATGAATTTATGTTCTTTAGGAACAATGTTTATAAGTCTGGAGCGTTTGAAGGTAGAGGCAGATATTGACTATGTCCTAAAGAAAACCCACTGTATTTTGGCGAATACTAAAACAGATTTCCCAAAGCCTCATTATTTTAGTCCTCACGAAATGATACCGATAGTTTCACTATACGGTACTTATCGTTTAAATAGGCTTATGGGGAAAAACGCAGTAGATAGACATGAGAACTTTACTGTAGATGAACTCATCCGTAGACAGAATAAAAGATTTTGTGTAGAAGACTGTGATTATAGGGATAAAAACCTTTATGATGAATTTTTCTATATAGAACCACAAAAGCCATCACAAGTTATTTCTAAGTCTATGGAACAGGACCTAGAAAAAGAGTTAAAAGAATGTCCTAGGGTAGGGGCATTTTTGTCTTATGAAGAACGATTAAGGAGGCTTTTAGAGAGGAGGCGACTTATTAGTATGTCTGAAAAAAGAAATAAAAACAGAATAGGAGGAAAAGAGTATGAGAGAAGAACGAAAGAAATAAGTAAATCAAAAAACAATGAGTAATATATTACATACAGATTCTAATTTTCAAGTAGAGAACTTGAACCCACAGATTGCCACATTAAGATTTGAAAGACCTGATGCACCAAAGACAGGTAGTGGTAATAACATGATAGTAGTAGATTTTGGTGAAAAGAAGCAGGGAGACCTTGCGGTATGTTCACTAAAACTAACGGGAGATGTTGAGATATTAGGAGCGGGAGCATCTTGTGGATGTACTGTCCCTTCATTTAGACAGATTCCTGAGGAAGAAGGTGGAGGATGGTTAGTAACTATACAATATGATTCTTACAAAATTCATGATAATGTGAGTGTCATTGTATGGGTGCACGCTATAACTCAACAAATAAACTTTAACATAGTGATGAACCAATAATTATTATGGAATTTAGAAAAAACACAGATATAACCATAGAGGAGTTATTTTGTGAGATTAGGATTTTACAAAACATTCTAGGAATCAATGATATTGGTAAGGTAATATGTTCATTATTAAATGGACTGCCTAAATCAAAATTATTTGAGATGAGTAATGAAGAAATTATTAAACATATACAAACAATACAAGTAATAGAAAAAGACAATGACTGCACAGAATTATTTAAACGCTAAGATAGAAGTATTACAAGTTTATAACTCAGAGATAGTAGAGCCGCTAAAACAGCTTGAAAAGATAGTAGAGAAATTAGGAATGAATACTGAAGAGGCTATGTTAGACGCCATTAACAACAATGAACTGTCTGACGAAGACCTTGAAGTATATTTCAAAGTATCTATGATGAACTCTGATGTAAGAGCATTGTATACTGAAATAGCTAATATTATTAATTTTGCTCAAAATACAGAACTTGAACTAGATTATAGTGAAGCATTAAAGATTGATGGTCTTGAAAACATTATCAATAATGTAGGGGGAAGTATTAACCCTGGGCTATATCTATCAGTTAAAGATGGTAAGTTGGTAATAAATGATCAAGAATTATATGATAAGACTAAAGCCAACTTCATTGAGCATCTAAAAAGAAGATAACATTTATGAGACCAGAATTAAAATTATTAATAGATGAATATAATAGTAAACTCAGTGACTATGAATCATTTGTTAATGAGAATAATTGGTTAGGAGATTTAGGATTCAGACTCAAAAGTGGGTTTGGATCCTCTTTGTTAGAGACCGAAATACAAATCATCACTACTGTATTAGATATTATTGATGATGTAAAGTCGGAGGCGGGAATAGACATAGATACTGCCACAGTAAAGAAAATATTTAAAAGAGCTACTAATATTGTAGAAATACATTTAGAGAGAATTGATCAATTTAATATGACTGATTACTTTCTCTCTGATGAAGGAGATGATGACGAAGATTTAGAAGGGGAAGCCATTGGAAAGGTTAATGGTGAGATAGTAATGTTTGATGCCAAACTTGCCAAACATAAAGTAAAAGTAAAGACTAAACTTGTAAAGGTAGGGGCAGAAGAACAAGATACTAATAAAAGTATGCACTTGTTTAATTCAGACAAGAAGGCATCTTTATTCATGCAGCCATATATCACAGAAGTAGTTCCTATTACAAGAAAGAAGTGGGAAAATTTAGCCATTCCATCATTAGATGTGACTCAATCTAATGAAATGTTCATAAATATGAAAAAAAGTGATATACCTGAGTGGGATTCTACTAAACACTTTTTTGAACAGAATACTTCTACAATACAGTTCTGGCAGGAGGAAATTAGGAAGATTAACGAAGGTATAAACATTTGGGGATACCAACTATCACCATGGTTATACTGGCACTTAAACCACATGCATATATCGCAGGGTAGTGGTAAAGATCAGAGATTGGCACAGCCTATACTTAGAGATAACGAGTACTATTTTGATGAAATGTATAAGCAGGCAGAAAACCACGGCCGTGTAGGACTGTTACTATATGGGTCAAGGAGATGGTCAAAATCTACCTCTATTGCATCTAAGATTATGCACCTACTATATACAATTCCAAGAGCCAAAGGATCAATGTTAGGATTTAGTTACAATCCAGACCTTGATACCTTATTAAAATATTTAATAGAATCTATGGAAGGTATACACCCCGCATTATCATTACCTATACAATCATCAGGTGAATCGGGTATAGACTTTGGACTTCAAGCAAAAGGAGGAGGTATTAAGTATATCTATTCTACTCTTACGGCCATTAACTTAGGAGGTGGGGTAACTAAATCAAGTACTCAGAAGACGGCAGGTTCTAAGCCAGATGTTTATTGTATGGACGAGATTGGTAAGGGGAAATGTATAGCACCTTGGCAGGCAGCCATTCCTTCATTTGCTGGAGGTAAAGATGGAAAGTGGAGATGTACTCCTATTCTATCTGGGACGGCGGGGGAAGAAGCACTGTCTGTGGATGCAGAAAAGCTGCTCAAAAATCCTTCTGCATATGATATTATGCCTATGAATTGGGATACTTTGGAATCATTTGTAGATCCAGAATTCATAACATGGAGAAGAAATACCTTTGGAATGTTTCTACCAGCACAGATGTCTATTGAACCACCTGTTCCTAAAATTAAAACTAACCTTGCAGATTTCTTAAAGATAGAAGATAACGAAGGATTAAAGCAACTTGAAATTCAAGTAACAGATTGGAAAGGAACAAAAGAATATTTTGAAGGACAGCGAGAAGCAAAATCAGTAGATATTAATAGTTTGGCTTCTTATACTAACTCATTCCCATTAGACCCAGAGGATTGTTATATCACTACTGAGGTAAATAAGTTTCCTGGGATGCAGTGTAAACTTAGAAAGAAACATATTGAAGAAAAGGGGGAAGTAGGACAACGAGTATGGTTAGTTAAGAATTTCGACCAAATATCAAAAGTTCAAGCCATAGAACCGACAGTAGATGTGTTTCCATATGAAGGAGGGTCAGTCAATGCTCCAATAGTAATGTTTGATGACCCTTATACTGCTTTCAGCGACCCTCCACCGTTGGGGTTATATGTAATCGGGCTTGATGATGTAAAACAAGATGTTACTTCTGGAAATTCATTGGCGTCGGCAACAGTGTATAAGCGAGGATATGAGGGGGGAGAATGGGCAAACAGAATTGTAGCATATTATGATTCCAGACCTGAGAAGAAAGTAGACTTCTATAGAAATCTTTATTTATTAGTTAAGTATTACAACGCCATGGTACTTCATGAAAACGCCGATAATGGATTTGTAGAATGGATGGAACAAAACCACATGGACGAAATGTATCATTTTTCAGATGGTATTGGTCTGGCCATAGAGGAAAACCTACATAGAAATAAAAACAGAAAATATGGCTGGTCACCAACTGCACAAAACATTTATAATCTTGAAAACAGAATAGTAGCATATTTACAACAAGATAATGTGGTACTTGGGGAACATGAAGGACTGTCAGGAGTAGACTTGGTAAACCATCCAATGCTATTAGAAGAATTTTATAAATATAAAAAAGGAGGTAACTTTGACCGTATTAGATCTTTTGGATTGGCACTGAGTTTGGCACAATATTATGATAAACTATATCTGTATATTAAAAAGCGTAGTCATATTCGTAGGGACGGAGATGTTGAGTTTAAGAAGAAAAAAGTATTAACTATAAATGGTCTTCCTAATTTAACATTACTAAAGCCTAAGAAATATAAATAATTACTTTTTAAATTAAATGTTTTTAAGATTAAATATTTAATCAGTAATTTTGACATATAATAACTGTAAATTAAAAATAATGTATAGAAGCTATAATTTGGGATTTTACCAGAAGGGGGGGTGACTAAAACAGTTGCTCAACAATGGAAAGAAAAGACAGGACTTGAATGGTCTGAGGCTAAAAGATTAGGATTTACTGATGGTAGTTATGAGGGAAATATTAAATTAGCTAGTCAGTTAGGAACTGATAAATTTAATGGACAATTAACTAGCAAAATTATAAATCCAGATTCTAATAAAAAAATTATATCAGATATAGTAGGTAGAAGAAATGGGGTGCAAGGACAGTCTATTTCTACAGGTAGTCAGAAAGTGATTACTCAAGGAATGCCTGCAAAGAAGTCAAATAAATTATTGCCATCTGTCGAGGAGTTAGTGGCGTCAGTTGCTGCAGGACCTGCTCCACATTTAATTAACTTAGCACAGAATAAAAATACTTCAAAATATTTACCTAGTGTTGAAGAGATGGTGGCGTCAGTTGCTGCAGGACCTGCTCCACATTTAGGAAAAGTGATGCAAAATAAAGAAGTTTCAAAACAGTTGCCGAATGTTAAAGAGTTAGCTACGGCATTGGCAGCTGGACCCGCATTAATTGCAACACATTTATTATCTAATAAATCTCCTAAGTCTAATAAGACAGGAAACGGCGGAGCTAAGGGAGGATCAGTCATGTTACCTATTCCTGTGAATGTAGGAGCATATAAAAAATATAGAGATGGTGGACAAGTTACCATTGAAGAACTTTTCGGATATTAAAATTATAGGAGAATATGAAAAATATTCTCCTTTTTATTTGTTTATATTTGAAATTTAATTATATTTGCAATATGGAAAAAGCGATAGATAATTTTGAACTTATAAAACCCCTGTTAGAATTTGAACAGGAAGATGATGAATATTATGTTATATTCATTTTGAAGCGTAGAAAAGATAATCCTGAAATGAAGGATAACTTGAAAATCATTAAAGAATATTATATCTCTTCTGTGGATTATTTAGAGAGTAAGAAAGAAGAAATAATAAAACTTTGTGAAATTTTCAATGCAAGAGCTGTGATCAATCTTAATAAAAAGAGCTATAAAAATACTGCTTTCATGTTATTAGAGAAACTTTCTTTTTCTTTGTCTTCTGAAAACTATAGAAGTTTGAAGAACATATTTAGAAAAGCAAGTGGCAATGCTAAAATAATAGGTCCTAAAAGATGGATTTTAGATATTGATGAAAAATTGCCTGAAGAAAGGATACAGCAGTTCTGTACTTTTATACATAGGCTGAGACCATAAGGAAAGAAAGAAATAGCACTACTACCTTCTAAAAATGGATGGCACCTTATTACCACTCCTTTTGATTTGAAAACTTTCAATGAACAAGAAGTCTTTAACTTTGAAGTAAAGAGAGACAATCCAACAAATCTATATATACCAAAATAATTATTATTCAAGAGAGATATTTTTAAAAATATTTCTCTTTTTTATTTGTTTATATTAAAATTATTTTATACATTTGCACTAATAAAATGAATGATATGACAAATTTACAATTAAAATTAAAGAAAAAGGATCAAGAATATTTAAAAAAGCAGCAGGAGCGGGCAATAAAAAGTCTCAGTCAGCAGCAGTTGGAGGAGCTACATAAATCAGCATTGCAACTGTACTGCACCACAGCACTACAAATATCTCTAATAGATAAAATGAATACTATAGGAGTAGTTACTTCTAAATATGATTTTATTAGAAAGTTTGCTAGGGATATAGAAAAACTCAACACGGAACTGTACAAAGCTAGCGTCACAACAGAGGAAAGAGACAATGTAAGGAGAGAAGAAGAGGACAGAATGGAAAACATTATAACAAGTATTTCCAATTTAAGTTTAAAGCAAATAGAAAAATTAGAAAATTATATAGATAATATTAAGTATGAAAAATAAACAAATTTTTAAAGAAGGGGATAGAGTTTTTGATATTGTGAATGGTTGGGGAAAAATTATTTATACATATAATGTTGATGATGAGAGATTAAAATCAGTAGATTTAATTTGTGCAGTAAGGTTTGAAAATGGAGAGGAGACACATTATTCAAAAAATACAGCACTTAAACTTCTTTCATTTACAGAATATGGAATTGATGATAGATTTTCTCAGGAAAGACCTATCGATTATGAAGAGTGTATAGGAAAGTGGGGAAAATTCTGGAACAAAGGTGAGAAGACAGTCGTTATAGGTAAATTGTTTCAATACAAACCATATAGTAATCTATATCCATTTGGAATGGATGCTCGTGACTTAGAAACTAGTTTTTATACGAATTTTGAATTACTAACAAGAACACAAGTAGAAATTTTAGGTTTATGGGGGAAATAAAAATAAGACCAATTCCAGAGCTATTGAAAGTCCTTAGAGACAATACTGATAAGATAGTTCTATGGCAGTCACCATTAGATGGTGTAGGAGAATTAGTGGTTTTTCACCACTTGTTTAGTAGAGAAGAAAGATTCATATTAGTAGGGCTGCTTGTAGAGTGGGGAGTAAAACCTGACGAATATTTGACAGAACCTATGTGGAATATATTAGATAATATTATTAATTTTTATACAGAAGAATAATGGAAAGAGAAATTTTAATTTTAGCTTTAGCAAGCTTATTATATGTTGCTCAATTTGTAAGACTTTTCCGTAGAAAGAAATTTGGAGGAGTTGCAGTAAGTATGTTACTAGTGTTGGCATGTAACAGTATGATGAGATGTCGGGTAAAATAGTTATAAGTTATACCCTTGTTATGGAAACAGTGTTATTATTTCGGTCAATTTATAATTCTAACTCTTTTAAAGAATGGAAAGAGAACCAAATGAGATAGAAGACTTAAAACGAAAATTGAATGAGGTTGTAAAAATCACTCATGAGTTTCGTAAAGAGTTTGGTGTAAATGTTTTATACTCCATTGTTCCTGAAAGGTGGAATGAAGACTTCACTGTATTTAAGGCTAAGGAAAGTGATTCTATTAAATGGATGTATATGTCAAGAGAAGATAACATGGTGCATTCAGGAGAGATACCTATAGAATATCTTGAAAAAGACATTAAAGAAATTAAGTTAATGTTATTAAAAGAAATACAGGACTCTTACAGAAAAAGTGACGAGCAGATCAAAGACGATATTGAAAGACTTAAAGTTAGGATTAAAGAACTAACTGCTTCAAGAAAGTCTAAGATTGGTAAGTGGTTTAAGGTTAAACAGTTAATAGAAGAATTAGGATGACATTAAAAGAAATACAAAATAATTTAAAACAAGTTGTAGTTGATAAATTTAGAGAACTTAATCAGATAAGAAACGAAATTATCGCTGAATGTGGAGAGTGGGCTGATAAAAAACATGACGAATATAATTTTCCAATAGGAGATTTTAGTGAGGAAGTACTATTTATATATGTTTTATCTAAAGAAGGTATAAAATGGGGTATCTTAGGAAAACCGAGTAAAACAATTCCGTTATATTATTTTGAAAGAGATTATGATACTTTAAAGAGATGGTTTCTACGAGATTTACGAGACAACTATAATAGTAGGTTGAAAAGTATTGGTCAAAGTTACCACCACCATAGAGAACAAATGAAAGAAAAAAGTGAGTTATATGACGAAGTTGAAGAAAAGTTGAATATTATTGAAAAAGTATTAGAAGATAATGATGATAGATGATATTTATTATCCTGATGGTGGCGGGAGAAAGGGACAAAATAAAAATAAAGCGGACTTTTATTTGTCAATTCAACATAGTAATGTGAAACTAAACAGGCTTCCACTGACTGCTTCAGGTTATGGAGACTTTTTGAGAAATCTTAGAGATATAGGAGAGTCTTCTCGTCCAAAATACCTTTGGATAGAAACAGTTAATTCTGACAGATATATTGTTTCTCGAGAGGTCTTGACAGGTGGCATTGTAAAAATAGAAAAAGCATGGAAAAATTCGGAGACATAACTAAACTTAGGATATTAGTAAATCCAAATATATCTAAAAGATTATTTGAGTGGCTGGACGGAAGAGTAACTGTGGATACCTATGATGGGTACGCACACCATGAACCAGCAATAATATGGATACATGAATACTATGTAAAAGATATTATAGAAGCCTATGAAAATACTCATGAATCAATGAGATTTAAGGAGTTAGACTCTTTTGTAAAATTTCTACAAAAGAACAAAGTAGACTATGTTAAATTTCCTAATGGATATATAGAATATGAGAAAAATTAAAGAAATTACATCCTTAGAAACAAGACTTATAGAGTTATATAGACATAAGGTAGGAATTGAAAAAGAGAAGGGAATTGAAATTTGTTTTAAGTTTATTCCTTCTGAAAGAATTAAAGAAGATGGGCTTGAAAATATTGATTTGGATGGTTTAATAAGAAACATGAATACTGGAACGATGAGTGATACAGATCTTGAATGTTTGGAAAGTTTGAAAGCAAGATATTCTTATTTATTAGAAAACTATGAGGTTAAACAGGTTCTCGGAGACTTATTTTATAGTAGCCCGTTTAAATTGAGAAGGAGGAACAGAGGATAAATAATAAAAGATATGAGAAAGATATTATATAGAGCTAAAAGTCTTGAAAAAGATAATTTAGGAGAATGGGTTTATGGAGACCTTATACACCATAACGAAGAAGCATTTTATATTTTGCCTCAAAATAGAGAATACTCTGAATTATATAAACATGGGATTCTGATAGACGAAAATACTATAGGACAATTTATCGGAATTTATGATGTAAATAGAAAAGAAGTATATGAAGGGGATATTATTACTTTTTTGATGGGAACATATACTGTGAAATGGTCTCTTTCAAATTTGTCTTTTAGAATGGAACAATGGATAAATGAAGAGGAAGGTGTGAAAGAAATAGTATCTTTCATGCTTACTCCGCACCACGAACATAAAATAACTATTGTAGGAAATATATACGAAAAATTGTAAAATGACTAAAGCATTTGAATTATTTAAAGAGAGTTTAGAAAAAATTTCTGATGAAGATTTTGCTAAAATTTTAGATGAGATGGAAAATAAAGAATTAAAAATAGAAGTACCTCAAGGGTATGAAATTGACAGAGAAAATTCAACTTTTGAAAAGATAGTTTTTAAGAAAGTTGAGGAGTTACCTAAAAGATGGGGAGAGTTAAAAAGAATAAAAGGGGTATATGTAGATTCAGATAGTAGATTATGTAATAGTGGATATGGTGCAACATATGAAACTAGCAAGAATATATTTCCTACAATAGAAGAAGCAGAAGCATGTGTGGCACTTGCACAATTGTGCCAGTTAAGAGATAGATATAATGATGGTTGGAAGCCTGATTGGGATAGTATGTCAGAAACAAAATATGTCCTAGAGATAAGTAGGAATATTGTAGTTAAAAATTTTTATGGTAACAGACATAAAATATTAGCCTTTAAAACAGAAGAACTTAGAGACAAATTCTTAGAAAATTTTAGAGATTTAATTGAAACAGCAAAACCTTTATTATAATGAAAACATTCAATTTTGATAAACCTTATGAAGAATTATCTTTTAATGAGGTACTATCTGTATTGCTTGTAATAGTTGATGAAATAAGAATTACAAAGTTTGGTAAGAGTGATGAGTTTAACTATCTTATAAGTTTATTCAGGACAGTTAGAGATTATACAAATGAAGATGAATTTGAGCTTAATTATCTAAATATAACATGGAATATATCTTCTGAAGTTAAAGATTTAAACAGTTTAAAAAATCAAAATTCTAAAACAAGAAATTTATTAGATTCTTATTTTGAATCTGCAATAAATTTAGGTTTAATAGAATTAAAATTTATAGAATGAAAATAAGCAATAGAAATTTAATTTTTGTAACTATTTTAATTTACTTTATAATATTAAATATTGTAATGTATGTTCCATTTACTATTTATAATTTAAGTTTAAATGTAGTGGATTGGAGTAAAGAGTCTAGAACTTTCTACTGTTTCTTATTAGGAGGTATGAACATTTCTATAATATTTTTAATACCTCCTATTTACAATAATTTTAGAGATGAACTTTGATTATGGATGAAGTTAAAATTAGAAAAGTTGATGAAAATTTAAAAGATACTATAAGAAGTGTAATAAAAAACGACAATCCTGTAAAATTGGCATAAAAAGTTTTGAAGATTGTGTAAAAATTATGTGTTCTGCAGGTACATTTTATGTAAATAAAACAGATTATTTAGCAATGATGACTGAAATTTTAGATGTAAAATATTAAAAATATAAATATGGCAAACATAAAGAAAGAAATTGCACCTACAGATGAGGAATTTTACAAGTACTTTGTAAATAGATTATTAATTGGAAAAATTACAAAAGTTAAAAACAATACTAAAATTAATGGAATAGTTGATTCTATCAGAAAAAATACTTCTAATGTTAGAATACTTAATAGTAATGTAATTGCAAATAAAGATAGTGAAATGGCTCATATAGATGAATGTTTAAAAAATTGGTAAAAAATGAAGAAAACAATAAAAATACCTAGTGGTCTTGAAATAGATTTAGAGAATAGTTCAAAAAATATAACCGTTTTAAAGAAAAAAGAATATGGTTGGGAAGATTTTTGGCAAGTAAAAGGTTATTACACTACAACATGGGCAGGGATTGGATATGGTACAAGTTGTAAGAAGTCAGATAGTGCTGATAAAAACACTTTCGTTACATTAGAAGATACTGTAGCAGTACTTGCTTTAAGTCAATTATTACAATTGAGAAATAAAACTGTTGGAGATTGGAAACCTGATTTTAGAACTGATAGTAGAAAATATGCTATTATAGTTTGTGGAGATGAAATTGAAATTAGAGTGACATATTTTACTCAGTTTATTTTAACCTTTGAAAATCGTGGCCAAGCTTACAAATTTATGGATGACCATATAGAACTTATAAAACAAGCAAAACCTTTATTATAGATTATGAAAATTAACGAATACGAAATAATAGATATTGTAAAGAGAATATACAGACTTCAACAGAAATTGATGACTAAGAATGCCGAATGGCTGAGTGTTATGAGAAACTTGATGCTATAAACAAAATTAGACAGAACGTGAACCACATGTAGAAATAATAGGTAACATAATAGATAATCCTGAATTAATAGAAAATAATGATGAAGATAAATAATTATACAATAGAAGAAATAATTTTGAAGTTACATAAAACTCAGAAAAAATTTGTGAAAGCAATAGATAGATTAAATATGGCCGAATCTTACAAATATGAAATTAAGACTCCTGTGGGAGATGATATAAGTGATTTTTCTGAGGAATATGTTTTAGAGAATATAACTCTTTATGTACAGACAGATGATGACCATATTTGTTGGAAAATGCGAGGATTTGATTATGGAGAAATTCATATAGAGCCTGATATGCATTCGGGGGCTTTTACTTTAGAACAATTGGAGGAATTAGATGTTAAAAAAGAAATCGATAAATATCTTATACGAAAGTTAGAATTAGAAAAAAGTAGGTATGAAAATGCTTTAAAGGATTTAGAGTGGAAGGAAGGAAATATAAAGAAATTAGAAGCTGTTTTGAATAAAATAAAAGAAAATGGAACTGAAAATAATACAGACACAGGAAGAGTTTGATAAGTTAGCACGACAACACTGTGAAGTAAACAATGGATGTAATACCGAAGAGTGTGCAGAAAATTGGAAAGCGGGATATTTATATGCCTTACAACAACTGTATGAGTTCAGGCAGTCAGTGGTCTTAGGAGGAGAAGATACATATAGTAGTATATGTAAGATTGATGAGAAGATAAATGAATATACTTGTTTAGAAATAATATCGGATTAGATATGGAAAATCCTAAAGTTGGAGATGTTTGGAAAATTAGGAGAAGTGTCTTTTTCTTTGGAAAAGTTAGAAAAGGAGATATTCTTCATAAAGATGGTATTAGAACTAAAGTTTTAGATGTAAAATATTGGAGTTCTGAGATGGATTTCCATGATAATATGACTATAACTTTAAAAAGATTACCTGATAAAACATGGTTTGAAATTGTAGGAAATACATTATCTGATTGGATGACTTATGTAAATGAGCAAATAGATGTTATATTAAAATTTTATAAATTAAAATGACTAAACAAGAAATTTCTAAACTTGTAGAGGAACACTTTGGAAAACTAACAAGAAGTTGTAACTTTGTTGGAGGTTGGATGGCTGAAAATAAATTTAGATTAATATATCATGAGTTGTTCAACAAAGCCTTGGAAAAGAGTTCGAAAAACACCATTATTAAAGATGAAACACCTGTATTTGATATACCTTGGGATTTTGACAATAAAGATTTAAATAAAATATTCTCAAATAAATATCTATTACCTTGTTTAGACTTTATTGAAGAAGTAGAATTTTTAAGAGATTCTATTAGAGAACCCTTATTGCATAATTATTTTACACTTTTAAGTTTGAAACCTGAAAAATGGATGTTTAAAAAGAAAACAGGGTGGTTTAAGTTTAATCGTAATTTTTTCAAAAGTTATTTAAAAAAGAATAGTTCAGAGACTATTATAAAATTTGAAAACATTCAAGATATGTTATTTACATATAGACTAAAACCAACTAAAGCGTTTATTAAAGAAATGACTAAAAATATTGGAAATTATGAAAAGTAACAATTCGTTTTTAATTATAATAGGGATAGTAATATTTTTCATTATTTTTAATATTGTAATGTACTATCCTTTTGTAATATATAATGTGAGTTTCAATGTTGCAGATTGGGAGAAAGAATCAAGAGCTTTATATGCTTATTCAGCAGGCATTATGAATATGTTTTTTATGGCTGTATCTCCAATAATTTTTGAAGAAATAAAAGATAAAGTAAAATGAAAAAATTAATATTTAATAGGACACTCATTCCTATAAAAACTCATTTTAAAGAAGAGAAAGAATTTCTATCTACATTACCTGATAGATTTGAAACTTCTAATCCGTTAATGTTAGATATTGCTTGGGAAGAAGGATATGAAATATTTTTATTGGACGAGGATAAAAAAGAAATAAACATTAGAGATTTGACTCTTAAAGAGTTGAGACCAGCTCATAATATCACTAAATTATATTTAGCAGACCATTTCACAAACATCGTAAGTGATAAGTGTTCAGGTCTCTTTAAAGAATTTGGTAGAGCAAACTGTGAGGAAGACTATGTGCTTTTCTTAATAGAAAAAACTTTTGGTAGAAAGTATCCTGAAGAATGTGGAGTGGATAACAGAGAGGTTCTAAATAATATAAAATATTTAAATAAGATTATTGAGTATTGTATATCTGAATTAGGAGTCACATATTATAGGATGACTAATGGAAATACAGATGTTTTGGACTGTAAAGCTGAAGCGGAGAGAGGTCTTAAAGAACATAAAGAACAAATAGAAATTATATTATGACATATGTAATTTTATATAGTTATTCAGACGATTTAGGAAATACTTTCTTTAAAGAGTTAGAGATAAATGTAAGAAGTATAAAACACTTACACAGGAAGATAAGAAATCTTGAACAACAATTAGAGTTTCTTGATTTTCATGTGGTCGATATTAAATTATTATAACAATGAAAGTAAAAGAAATAATATACAAAATACAACAGTTACAAAACAAATTTTATGAACTTACTGACTATCAAATTGATAACAATCCTTTCGGAGATGTCATTACTCATTTTCAATCTTACTTATTTGAATCAGCGAAAATTGAAGCTGTAGGTGAAGATAGTTATGAATGGACAGTATTTATTGACGGAGATGAATATGGAGGGCATGTCAATAAAGATGTGATAGAAAACGAAAATGTTAATATGTATAGAATATCTGTTTTATTTCTTAAAGATGAACTTAAGCGACTAAGAATAGAACAAAAGAACACGGATAAGGAATATTTAGAAGATTATATAGAAAATGAGATTTTTATTATAGAAGAAACACTTGAAAAATTAATGTCCAACACTGCTCAAAAATTAACTTGTTATGGATTTGATATTCCTAAAGTCACATATCCTTATTTAGAAATGATAGAGTTTTTGACAGAGAATAAAATACATATCGAAATTAAATTAATATATAATTCAGAATGGAATAAACCAAAATATGAATATGATATTAGATATTTAGGAAAGAACTGTATTATGATGGACGGACAGAAGTTAGAATATCTTACAAGGAGAGAATGTATAGATGCTGCTATAAAAGAAGCCATTAATTATTTATAAAATTTGAAGATAATGAGTGAAGACCAATTTATAGTAGTTGTGTTAGGGATAACCGCTTTAATTACATACCCATTTGCTTTGATACTTATAATAGATTTTGCAAAAAATTTTAAAAAAGGTTGTGTAGTTAGAAAATTATTAGTAATTTTGTCAATAATTCCTGTTATAAATATTATAATATTATTTGGGATGATTCTCAAAATAATATTTGAAGTAGGAAGGGACTTACTTAGAGATTTAATTAAAGATTTAAAAAACGAATTTAGAGATGAATTATAGTGAATTTTTAGTCTCTGTTGAAATTGCAGAGGCTCTAAAGAAAATAGGATTTGATAAAAATAATGACAAAGTAGTGAAACTTTATGATTATGAGAATAAAAAGATTATTGAACCTTCTTGGGAGTTTCATTATAGACAAAGTTATTTTGGTCGTTATTTAGATTTTCCAGACGAATACTGTCCTTTATTTACTTATGAGCAGGTCTTTGCCTGGTTTAGAGAGAAGGAAATATATGGACATGTTGCTCGAGATGATGGTGGATTTTACAAATTCATTGTTTCTATTAAAGACGGGGAAGATTACTATTTTGATAGTAGTGTAGATGTAGAATATGGTTTATATGAAGATGCAAGATTAGAATGTATTAAAGAACTTATTATTGCTTATAATGGAAACATATAAAGTAGTTTACAAATACACCAAGTATTTTCCTGAATTATATGATACTTATTCGCATATTATGTCCACGGAAATGAAAGTAACAAGTCAGAAAGAACTGTTTGATAAACTCTTACAGTTAGAGAGTGATCACAAGTGGGAAGTAGTAGAAATTAAAAGAGTAATGTAAAAATGAAAATAGAAGAACAGATAATTTTTTGGACTTTTGTATCAATAATAATGATTATAAATTATCTTATTGCTGCATCTTTAATAATGAATTTCAAAAATAATTTAGAAAAAGATAGTCCATATAGAAAAATTTTATTATATTTGTCAATAATTCCTATAGTAAATTTTGTAGTTATGTTATTATTACTATTAGGGATTGTTTTTGAGTACCTCATAGGAGAATTAATAGATGCAATAAAGGAAATAAAAGAAGGTTTTAAAAATGAAAAAAATTAAAGAACAAAATCTATACATTCCATATAATCTTTGTTTAAAAATGAAAGATTTAGGATTTGATTGGGTTACTTTTAATTGTTATTGGGAGCGTGTAAAGGGAACAGGAGGGTTTGGTACGAAACATGAGAAAATTCCTAAGATTTTATATGACCAAGCCTTTGCGTGGTTTAGGGAGAAAGGATTTGAATGTAATATAGAATCTTATTATGATATATTCATATCAAAGCGTATGGGGTATTTATACTATATAGAAGTTATTGAAAACGATATGCGTGCGTTTACTTATGACGATGATAATTGTTTTGATACTTACAAAGAAGCTCGTTTGGATGCTTTAAATAAACTAATAGAATTATATGAAAGAGAAAATAGTAAGAAATTATAAACCAGGAACTTGGGGCTATTGGCTCTTCTACCATGGTAAAAATGAAAAATGGTTTAGCCATCCTAAATGGTTTGGATTGAATATTTAAAATGAGATATTATTATGGAATTATTTTATGGAGATGCTTACGATAGATTAGAGAAGCACAAAGAAAAGATAAATAGTTTAAATGGAAAAGAGAGGGCAGATTATGTTTTGTGGTTACTTTTCAATAAGAACGAAGATCCTGACTTTAGAATAGAAATTAACAGAAAGAATAGACCAGAAGATTTCAAAGTAGGACAAGTTTATAGATACAGAGATGACAACTTCAGGTTAAAAACTATTGAGATTACTTTCATTAGGAGTTCTGTGTTATTTTACAAAGTTATCGCAATAAATGACACTCCCATAAATCCCGAAGAAGGTAAAGAAGAAGTTATGTTTGATAGCTGTCTTCGTGCCGAGCTAATGGAACCTGGGGAACTTGATTTTAAAGAGAACCCTAAATACTTCAAACCTAATCTAAAGTTTAATAAAACTAAAATAAATTATACTTATGGAAAATAAAAATGTAGAAGCAATACATCGTAAATTGCATGAGTGGGAAAAGAAACCTAATTTTTTAGAAGAAATGAGGGAATATTTTAAAACCACTTCTCGAGAACAAATTTTAAAAGATTGGGAGAAAACATCGGTATATGATAGCGGTAATGTTACTGCAGATAAGTTTATAAACTTTTTAGAACAAAGAAGAAAATTAATAGAATCTACCAATAATGTAATACCTGCTGATGATTTTACACTCAACACAAATGAATTAGAAGAAGATGAGACTGTAAAACTTGTAAACAAATTATTAGAATTTCAAGAAGGACTTAAATCTTATAACAAAGAGTTTAATATTTTTGGAGACGATATTACCGATTATGATAAAGACTATATTTTACAATACATTGTTATAAATAGGGTAGGAGTTTCAAAGTATTTAGAGTGGAAATTGTATAATAGGGAAGGTATTTTCTTACCTGAATGGTTTGATATGAGTCTTAAAGAGGTAATGATTAAAGATTTATATGCCAGAAAATTAAGTGTAGAATTAGAGATAGAGCTTTTACAAGATAAAATACAGAAAATTGATAGAGAAATAAAAAGATATGAAAACAACAGTAATTAACCTTATAGGTTCACCAGGAACAGGTAAAAGTACAATCGCTGCAGAATTATTTGCAAGAATGAAATGGTTAGGGTTTGATGTCGAATTAGTTTCTGAATACGCCAAGGAGTTGGTTTGGGAACAGAGACATGAAACATTTAAGAATGAGTTATATCTTTTTGCAAAACAGCATCATAGATTGTTTAGATTAAAAGGTAAAGTCAAGTTTATTATTACAGATAGACCTTTAATACTTTCATTATTTTACAATGGTAAATATGGAGATGGCAGTGAGAATTTTAAAAACTTGGTTTTAGAAGAAGTTAATAAATTTGACAATGTCAATATCTTCTTACATCGAACAAAGCCGTATGTAGCCAAAGGTCGCAACCAGACAGAAGAGGAGTCAAAAGAATTTGCAAAAGAGATGTTAGAATTAGTCAAAACTTATTGTGGAGATAATTACATAGAGTTGGCGGCAAAGCAAGGAGAGACTGTAGACAAAATATTTGAGATTTATGGGGACAATATTTAAAGTAGGAGACAGAGTTTTCGACATCCGATATGGGTGGGGAACAGTGAAACATATACAGGAGGATGTGAGTAGTTATTTTCCTGTAAATGTCTTATTTGATAATGACAAATCTCAAAATCTTAAATTTTACTCATCTGAACTTGATGGAGAAAAATACATAAATTTACTTTCTTTCACGGAATACACCTTGCAAGGATTTAGTCAAAGAAGACCTATCGATTATGAGAAATGTATAGGAAAGTGGGGCAAATTTTGGAATAAAGATACAAATGATATTGTTATAGACAAATTGATTGAATACTATGGTGATTATGTATATGAACCATTTGAGTCTAGATTTACTCAATATCAATACTTTGAACCGCTAATAGAAGAACAAATAAGACTATTAAATTTAGAATAATGAAAATAGACGGAAACACATCAGACGGATGTCACACATTCAATGAACTATATGAGTTTAGAATGATTTATAATGCTGCACTTTTCAATGAGTGGGCGAGTCATAACAAATACGAAACAAACAAAAGTTGGAAACATAATGATGGGGAATGGTGCTTTGGAAAGGAGAAGGAATGATTCATCGTGACTGCTAAAACACCTTTCGGGGTTATATCTAATCATTATCCAGCTAGTGATTGGGACATGTTCAAAATTCCTGAAACTGAAATATCTATTCATGAGTATGATGGTCATACAGCTCGAGATGTGGTGGAAAGATTAAGAAAAACAATTGAATTATAATACGGAATAACTTATAAAGATAGATTATGAAAATTACAGAAACACATTATTTAGGAGAGTGGGGTAACACTACTTCTGTAGAGATTTTAATGAAAAATGAAGATGGAGATGAAATTAGTTTTTATATGGGTCAAGGGGAACCTGAAGATATGACATTTGGTAGAGATTTGTCAGAAGTATTTGAGATTGCAAAAATGCTTAAGTTCGCATATGAAGCAGGTAAGCGTGACGAAAAATTAGAATATATTCTTGAAGAAAAAGACGAATAATGAGTTACACTGATTTTATAGTGCCTTACGGAATGGCTAAACAGTTAAAAGATATAGGATTTGATTCTCCATGTTTCTTTTATTACAATAACTTTGGACATACATTACGCAACGGATTGATTAGAAATCACAATGAAGACGAAAATCTATATTCTGCACCAACTTATGACCAAGTCTATAAATGGTTCGCAGATAGAAAATGTTATTTGGAATTTGATTTTAGTTCCTCAACTAAGTTTGGTGGATTTGTGACTTATAAAGAAGTACAAGTAATGTTAGAGGAGCCTTCTTATGAAGCTTTAAGAGCAGAAGGAATTTTAGAGATGATTGAATTGTATAAAAATAGAGACACTATTAAAGACTTAAAAGTAGAAAATGGTAATATATTGGAATGGTAAAGATATTATAGCAATGTCTATAATGATGCTTTTAATTATTATAATTGCTATGTGGTCGTTATATAATTGGATAGTGACAAAGTACAGAGAATATAATAGTTCTGAAGGATTCATAAAAAGGAGACTTAAAGAGATTATAAAGGATAAACCTCATATAAAAATTAGATATTATCAAAGTAGATTTTGTCTAGATAATGATCATTTTATATGTTTTGAAACTCTGGAAGATTTAAACTCCGTAAATATTAAAGAGATTGATTTACGATTTTTAAAAAAGTTCCCAGATGAATTGTTATCTTTCGTTCTTTTAAAAGATTACTTAGAATTTGGAGAAGATGGAATACTAATATTTAAGAATTAATATGGAATATTTGGTAAAAGTAGTAAATAGATTGTACGAATTACATAGAATAAAAGATGAGTATTTTAGTTATCCTTATCCTTTATTTGGAGACGATGTTTTAAAGTTTGATCCTGATTACTTCAAAGCATTTGCTACATTTGAAATAATACTGACTCGTAAAAAGATTAAATGGACACTTGGAGACTCTAAAGGCTTTTTTGACACCTCGTGGTTAAAACCCGAAGTTGTAGATGTAGAAATAGTGGGTAAGTGGATTAGAGAGGACATCAGAAGAAAAATTGCTAATATAGGATACGAGATAGATTGTAATGAAATAGAATTGGATAAATTGAGACAAATGCGTAATTCAGAAACATTATGGAAAAAGACACTTTAAGTATAGTAGATAAAATAACTACAAAAACAGGCGAAATAGCTACTAAAATTGAGAAATCGACAGTAAGCACCTTAGATGAATTTATAACGAAATATGAGCCTGCTATATCCTCTAAATTAGGAGATATGTGGGAATATTTTAAAGCAACCTCTAAATCTGCTTTTGAGGCATACTATAAATATCTTTTAGTAAGAGAATCATTTCCTATTCTTTTAGCCACAGTAGGTCTCATTATAGGATATTTTATTTATAAGAAAATAGCAGCAGTGTTGCCGCCTGCAGAGGAACTGTTCGAGCTAAAAGAAATTAATGATAAAATGTCATATTCAGAAAGAGACTCTATTAAATCTGAAAATTTCTATACACGAATAGAGATGGTAGCTTATAAGACAGCACCTCTGGCAGTTTATTTATTAATAGTGTTTATAACAATAAATAACATCATTCCAAACCTCTATAATTTGACACAGTTAATTGTCGCTCCTGAGGCTAAAGTGATGTTAGAACTATACCAATTGCTTAAGAAATGAGATTATTTGAAAAATATACCAAACTTTTAAGAGAGGATAAACTTGCTATTCCTTATGTAGTTTCAAGATTTGGACTTAATTTTGACTCTGAATTAAGTAATGACCAGTATGACAAACTCGTTTCTACTCGACGCAAGTTCAATAACAGAAGAGTAATTCTTTCAAAAGATGTTAAAGATATTTCGGGATACAAAGTAGACAGATTGTCTCGATATAAGAAAGTACTGCCTCTTCGTGTCATAGAAGAGATAGAAAAATTTATTACTGAATTTGATATAACTGACTATGACAACGATAGGTTTTGTGTTTTAGCACCTACAGAATATTTTGATAAAATGGGTATGACCAAGAATCCTACATGTGTTATGTTCAATATGAATGGAGTATATGTAGAAGTTTATGGTGGAGATATTAGTTTTGCCTATAATGATATAAAGAGGACATTATTGCAGATATTAGGACCTGCGAATTTCTTTGTTAGTCCTAATGTTGTTAAGGGATTTATTATAGTCAATTTAGTAGGAATAATTTTAAACACTATGTTATTTACTGATCCACTATCTTTTAAATTTTCTGCAATATTTTCAATAGCGATTATATCAATAGCAATGCTTATTATAACGCCAATAATTGCCTCTGAATGTGGTACAACTGACGCAACCAATGCTCCTTTTAGAATTGCTGTTGGAGTAGTGTTTTTGTTCACTATACAGTTTTCATATATGAATTTTAGATGGTCTCAAATGGAGGGAGAATATATTACCAGAAATGCTTATGGAGAAAGAATAATCCTTAAAATAAATAAAAACTTTTTAGATTTTGAAGAAAAAAAGCAAGAATGATTTGGAAGATTATAATAATTTTTGTAATTTTGGGCCTTGTAATCAGTTGGATAATTATAGATATGGCAAATCCAAGTCCTAAATATAAAAATTACAAAAGAATAAGTGATAATATTATTGAAGATTACGATACTGGCATTAGATATTTGATGGAAGAAATCAAAGATGGTCCTAATGCTTCAGAAGTAAAAATAGAAGTAATGTTAGATGGAAATGGGAATTACATACCGAAAAGATATATAAAGAGAATATTATAATGGCAATTAAATTTAAAACTAAGAAAAAAGAAGAAAGTAGTAATAACCGAGAGTTACTTGGTAAGATAAATAGTGTTCTACTTTCCACAGAAGCAAATGAACTTGATTTTGTAGATTATGGTTATAAGGCAGATTCTGAAAAATCTGTATTAGATTGGCTGGTTTATGATAAGAATGTAGGTATTATTTCTGAAGAAGATGGGCATGGAGTTGTTAAGTTAAAGATAACTTACGAGGGAAATACGGCGACAATAACTGTTGATGGTGGAAATGTTAATAACATTGGAAATGACTTTTATATGGTAGTTTTAAAATTATTAGAAATAGCATAACAATGAAAATATATCACATAGGTTGTACTCACCAAGTACATGACAAATTATCTATACCTGAGGATACCGATATTCTTATTCATACTGGGGATTGGTCTAACAGTAGAGACATTAATGAGAACTGTAAGGAATTTTTTAAGTTCAGGGCGTGGGTAGAAAATAACTTGGGACACATTCCCCATAAGATTTTTGTACCAGGAAATCACAGTATCTATGAGTATAATAATCAGAGAACTGCCAAAGAAATATTTAAAGAGGTAGGAGTTCATTTGTTAGTAGATGAAGCTCTAGAGATAGAGGGCATTAAGTTCTATGGTAGTCCTTATGTTCCTAGGCATGGAGATTGGGCGTATATGGCGGAGAGACACAAACTGTCCAAACGCTGGGAAAATATTCCTGAGGATACTGATATATTGATTACTCATGGTCCTCCTAAAGGTATATTAGATTTGACTGAGGAATACGATCATACTTTAAGTCAGCAGGGAGATAAAGCCTTAAAGACTTTTATAAAGAAGAGACTTAAGAAACTTAAGTTACATGTGTTCAGCCATATACATTCTAATTCTGTAATTACTAATAATGGAGTGTTATTTAGAGATGGAGTGTTTTATTCTAATGCTTCAGTTGTTAAGGACGGACAGAGATATATTAAGAGTCATGATGGAAACGAATTTATAATAGAAAAAGACGAAAATAATGAAATTTCAATACTACCCCGCTAATGTAAAGATAACTAAGTCTTTAGGAGAATTAACATTAGAGCAGTTTATAGAGTCTGTTAGAAATCCTAAGGATAAAATAAAGAAGTGTTTTTTAGAAATACAGGCCGCCGCAGAAAATGGAGATGAGGAATTAAAGGCTAAACTAAAGACAGAAAATCTTTATTACTTCACTCCAAGTGTATATACTGATGGAGAAGGAAGAAGTTATTCTAATATTATAGACTTTACAGGGCTGATGGTAGTAGAGTTTGATAAAGTAGATTTTGCAGAAGAACTAAAATATTATATTTTTAATGATATTAAATCTGTAATTTGTGCTTTTATGTCTCCAAGTAAGAAAGGGTGTAAGTTCATAATTAAGATTCCTAAATGTAAAGATGTAGAAGAATACAAAGAATATTATAGTGGCATTTCTTATTATTTAGATAAAATATCTGGGTATGATGTTGCCAATTATAATCCTATATTACCTTTGTTTATGAGTTGGGACGAGGACATTCTATATAGAACTGATGCCGAGACTTGGACACGGAAAGGTTATAAGATTGGGGGTTTTGATTATAAGGCTCCTGTATCTTCAAAGCCGCTACCTGAAAACACTATAAAGCAGTCAGACATAGATAGAGTTCATAGAAGAATTAAAAATATGTTTGACAGAATTATAGATAACGGTCACCCACAAGTAAGGTCAATAGCACTGTCTATGGGAGGCTGGGTAGCACAAGGTTACCTTACAGAGTTGGAGGCTCAAAGTCTTGGAGAGCAATATATAAATTTCAATGGGTATTTAAGTAAAAAAGCAAGTATCTATAAAAAGACATTATCAACCTTTATAAGAGAGGGAATGAAATCACCACTAGCAATATGAATACAGAAGTTATAATAAAAGAATTAAGTTCTATTAATTTATCTGAAGCCTATCACATAGACATAAAGGATATAGAAAAGGGACTTAAAATAATAAAGAAATTAGATGATCTTGTATTAGATTATTTTAGGGTTGGGGCAGATAATCTTGTTACTATTGAAGAACTTACTAAATTAGAAGAAATCAAAAGGAAGCATACTTTGGGAATAAGTTGGCTTAAAGAGATAGATTCTAAGTTAAAGTCTTTCAAGGAGAATGGGGAGTATTTCGCCAACGACAGAAAGAAATTAAAATCTGCCACTATACAGCAGATGTGTTTAGAAGAAAAGCAGAATACTACTTCGGCTGAAAGATTGGTTTATAATCATCCAAGATATATAAAGGAGCATGAAGAAATTAGGATATTAAAAGAGGTAGTAGAATTTATTTGTGGAACATACAGTCACCATAGGGAGGTAGTATCAAGAAATATACACCAATCTATATCAGTGGCTCAAAATATATTAAAAGTAGAAAATTAAACTAATGAATATTTTAAAAGATGTAAATACTAGTTCAATAGTAGCAATAGATATTGAAACAGTAAGAGTAAAAGAAAAATATGAAGAATTAGACGACATCACAAAGATGGCGTGGTCATATAAATTTAAAAGGGACGGAAACCATCTATCAGGGGAAGAACTGTCTGTAGAATGGGTAAAGAGTGCATCATTATATGCTGAATTTTCAAAAGTATGCTCAGTAAGTTTAGTGTTTTTATATGATGGTAAACCTGTCCATAAAACATTTGGAGGTCCTAATGAAGAGGATATACTTAAAGAGTTAGGAACTACATTAGATAACATGTATCTTAAAGGAGTATACAAGAGACTTGTAGGACATAGTTCTAAGTTCTTTGATTATCCTTATTTATGTAAAAGGTTTGTTATAAATGGACTAGGTATTCCTCATTTATTAGATACTACTAATTTGAAGCCTTGGGAAAATTTAAATTTGGATACTAATGATATTTGGAAAATGGGAGGAACAGGTTATGGTAGTTCATTATTGGCATTATGTAATGTTCTTAATATTCCTATTAGTAAGGTAGATTTGCTTGGGGACGAAGTAGGGGAAACATTTTATAATAAAGAATATCAAAGGATAAATGACTATTGTATTTTAGATACTTTAGCAACATTTAATGTAATAAGGAGATTTAAAGGAGAAAGTATTTTTACTATTGATGAATTAAAGCCTGCTCCATCTTCTAAAAATATAAATCCATTTGTAAGATTATATACAGAGAACTATTTATCTGACGCAGTAAAAGAAAGAATACAAGAGCTGATGATGGGTAAGAAATTCACTAAGAAAGAAATGGATATGCTTACTGATATATTAGTAGGAGTTTATACTAATGTAGATATGTTTAAAGGAGATAATGCAGAAATAGTTAAATCTAAAGAAGCAGAAGTAAAAGAATTTATAAAAACATTTACAAATGGCAAAAAGTAAAATAGTATTACCTAGAGTATTTGATAATAATGAGGGAAAAGGAAAAGCAGAAAATGATATATATTTAGGACTTCCTAAAATATCTTATAGTCAATTAGGATCGTGGAAAGACCTTAAGTATAGAAAGGATTATTTCAAAAAGTACTTTGCAGGTATATCATTACCATCAGGAGTATTCGCCGAATATGGGACTGCCTGTGGTAAATTCATGGAGAGCTTTGGGGAAACGAGGGATATTACTAAGGCAGAGATACTTCCAATGCTGAGTAGTTCAGATATAGAAATCTTAAAACAAATAGAATATCCTGAAGATTCTATATATGAAGAACATATAGTAATTTATAGAGAAGACCTTGGATATATTATAGAGGGATTTGCAGATAGAATTATCTATGAAGGCAATGATATTATTGTAGAAGACTTTAAAACAGGTAATTTAACTGATAAAGCTGGTTTTTATGCTTCTGATGACTATATGCAAACAAGATTATATGCATATAGAAAAATACAGCAGGGTTATAACTTGAAGGATTGTAGGGTACTGATGTTGGGGAGAAAAGGAAACGGCAGCGAAAAGCATCCAATGAGACTGTCAGGGGAAACCAAATACATTCCTACTCCATATGATGAGAAAAAAGTAGAAGAGTTCCTTAAAGGAGTAGATGAGACAGTAAAAGAAATATCTGAATATTATCAAACTTATTTAAAATTATGTCCACTCCAATAGAATTTTATGACCCAGCACGGGCAAGGATGATAAAGTTTTTGAAAAGAATAAAAAGATACACTACTATCCGAAATTTTAGAATAGGAGACCGAGTACAGGACAAGGTAACTCGATTGGAACTTAGAGTCGTAGGATTGTATCAAGACGGAACGGTCTACTGCGACTTTGAAGGAAATGAGGGTGGTTATTTAGAATACAATTATAAAGAATTAGAAATATTAAAATAAGCAAACATGAAGAAAATTTTAATGGGATTATTAATATCCACAATGGTTATTAGTTGTTCAAGGGTTGAGCCAAACTATGAGGGAGTTTTAATGGAAAACTATGGTAGAAATGGGAAAGAAGATTTTTCAACTGTTTCTGGACGACAATGGACAATCTTCCCTGGGGTAGAACTTTACCAAGTGCCAATGTTTGAGACCAGTGGCGACCCACAAGCAGTGCAGGTTTCTGCCAAAGATGCAGGAGTGTTCACAGTGGATCCCTCTTATCAATATCAGCCCATTAGAGGTAAAGGGGTAGATATTGTATTCAATTATAAGCACTTAGGAATTAATGAGCCAGAAGTAATGATGGATAATGTAGAGACTGCCATATTAAATAAAATAGTTACGAATGCTTATAGAGAGGAAGCGAGGAACTATACTACAGACAGTCTTATGAATAATCTTAACACTTTCGAAAAGCAGGTAGAAAACAGACTTAAAAAGGATTTTGAAAATAAATTTTTTCAGT